CAGCCGGACTTAAGGCACATGCATCGACAGCCGGACAAGAGGCACATGCATCGACAGCCGGAAATTGGGCACATGCATCGACAGCCGGACAAGAGGCACATGCATCGACAGCCGGACAAGAGGCACATGCATCGACAGCCGGAAATTGGGCACATGCATCGACAGCCGGACTTAAGGCACATGCATCGACAGCCGGACTTAAGGCACATGCATCGACAGCCGGACAACACTCTGTGTCGTCCGGCCTCGGATTCAACAACCGAGCCAAAGCTGCAAAAGACGGCGCGATCGTTCTGGTCAATTCCGACCGATGGACTGGAGAAATTTTTGCAATCAGGGCCAGCAAGGTCGGCGAAAACGGCATCAAGCCCGATACCTGGTACGAACTTTCAAGGACGGGCGAATTCCAAGAAATTGCAGAATAGGAGGATTTATGGATAGTTGCAAATTTCGTTATCACCACATGCATCAAGATCGAAGATTGTCTTGCCCGAGTTGTGGCGGGAGAGGCACAATCATAGTTACCGCAGAACGCGGCAAAACCCTCAACCAGCAACCCTCAACCCTCCGCTCAACCTTTAGAGCGTTTGTTGTTGCGCTGGTCGATTTCATCAAATTTAAACTCGGATTCACTAAATAATGACGACTCAAGAACAAGAAAAGAAGCAACTCCCCGCCACGACTGACGCGCTGACAGCGTATCCGGCGCTTTCAAACTGCGAAATGCACGACGGAAGTCTGCAAATCAACAGCTTTCCGGCTATTGTCGAATTCGCAAAAATGGCCGTAGGCTGCGGGTTCTTTGAAGACACGAAAACCGCTAATCAGGCAATTATCAAAGTCTCTTGGGGTACTTCGGTTGGCTTGACTCCAATGGAGTCGATTAATGATGTTTACGTAAATCGCGGCAAGTTCGGCGTTTGGGCAAAAGCGATTGCTAGAAAAATCAAATCGCATCCGCGCTATGACTACAAGGTGCGTGAGAACACTGTCAAACAGTGCGTCCTTGAGTGCTATATAGATGGCGAGCTGCAAAACGATCTCATCACGTACACAATGGAGCAGGCGATTGCAGCCGGAGTGACGGGCAATAAGCCGTGGAAGGTTACGCCCGCCAGGATGCTGTTTTACAAGGCGATCACCGAAGCCCAGATCGTTCACTTCCCCGACGTCTTCAAGGGAACAGTCATGTCTACCGAAGACATCCAAGACATGGAGTTTTCCGAAGCTTACAAAAAAGACCGTCCAAACATCGTCAAACAAGCCCAGCTTGAAGCAGCCCAGGACCGCGCAGCCGACAAGATTTTGACATCAAAACAACTCGACGAAGCCTTGGATGTCACTGAAGCTGAAGAAGTCCCCTTCGACGACGGCAAAGAAATTAGCCGAGAGCGTTCTCCCATTTTTCCTCAACCTAAACCAGAATTTCAAGACCGCCAAGAAGGTCGGGCGAGAGTTTTAGAACAGGAAGGCGAGAAGGAAGCAGCTGAAAAACTCCGTCAAGAGATGGCCGAGCATGAAAAATTAAAAGCCAGTGTAAAAGCCGTCAAATGGTCGGACGTGATTTTAAAAGCAACCCGTTCGAAATACGGCGCACCTCAAATTAAGGCATGGTTAGAGGCTCGTGGAGTGAATTGCGCAGATGCCGCAAATATCCCTCAAGCCCAATTGCAAGCTGCATTGGCTGAAATGGAACCTAAGTAAATAGTTTTACCCCCGCATTATCTCTTGCATACTCCCGAGGAAAACCGTGACCGTTGGCAAAGCAGAGCAGATTGGTATTTTTGCCGATAACCAGCCTGCAACACCTATCGTTGAAGAAGAAAAGGAAATTCCGCCGACACCCCTTGAAGGTGAGCGTTGGGTTGATTTTTCCAATCGCGATGAGTTCCTTTACAACGGTCAGGGTTACTTCGAGTCAGTTACTTGCGAAAGACTCGTCAAGCTGATGCCCGACGGGAGCCACTTTTGCCAGGTTCTCCGGAAAGAGACTCCACTCATCCGAATCGATATGTCACCGGAAGAAAAGTTCGCGGCTATTTTGGAAATCGCGGAGCGTCTCGGCCCTGATTATGTTCAGTTCGTTCACGACAAATTAGAAAGCATCCAATCCGATTTTTCACCAGAAAACAAAATTACATGGCTGGCTGTTAGGCAGGTCGAAGACGATTTGCAGCACTACCAGCGGGTTAAGACAAAGCCCAAAAAAGAGAAATCTCAAAAACAGCAGCAGAAAGAATTGGAAGAAAGTACTGAAAAGGAGCGCTTATCCGTGACGGTTCCAGCAGACAAAGAAGTTGACGATTTCATTCAAGAATTAGCCCAGAGGGCAAATCGATTCATCAAACAAACCGGTAATCGTTCTCCTTTGACGCCTGTCGAGGCTGACGCACTGTTTAAAAAGCGTTTGATCGAATCGAAACTGAATGAAATTTTGACCCTTGCCGGTGAGCTCGGTTTCAGTGATGAAGACGGACAGGGCGAGGAAGAAAAGTTATTTCCAGGAGCAACAGACGAATCCGCAACTCCAACAAGCGAAGAAGTTGAAGTTGTTGAAGAGTTTGAAGTAGACGCTGAAACTGAAGGCGTTAAACCGGAAGGTGTTGCAACCAATATAGAGATTCCGATGCTTTTGGATGGGCAGCAAAAGGAGGAAGAGCCATGCGAGGCCGCTAAAAACGGCACCGAAGGGGAAACCGACGCAAAATCAGTTGAGAATAACGACACGTCCGAGCCGGGGATTCCGGCTGCTGAGTCGTCAACGTTGGTGGATTCATCACCAACAACGTCTGAAGAGTTGTCACAACATACACCTTTGCTGCAACCTTCAACGGAGACGGATCAGGGCAAGGAATCTCCGGCAAAGACGGAAAATCGAACACTTGTCGAGTTAGAGAATGGCGATTTTGCTGATGTTGAAACCGGCGAAGTAGTCATTAGAGCCAATGTCATCAGACTGGCCGCAAGCGCCGAACTTGGCGAATTGTTGCCCGAACAAAAGAAGTTTGAAATTTGCGACGAAGAAAGCGCTGCAATCTTTATTGGAATGGTTAGACGCCGTCAAAACAATATCGTCGACGCATTGCAATTCGCTGCCTCGGTCATCAACAAAAACCTTTCTGAACTGAACGGACTGCAAGGCCGTTTCAACTATGAACTTAAAACCACTTGCGGTGGTTTGATGAAAAAGAAGAAAGACGGCTCATTCGACGGCAAGACTTTCAACACCCATAAAGGAAAAGTCTTCTTTAGAACATTCGGCGGTCTGGACGTTTACGACAAGAAAGAATTTCAGGCATGGGTCGCAAAACAACCTGAAAAAGAATGCCCGGATCTCGGGATTGAGATCGTTGAGTCGTGGTCGAAAACTGTTGTCGAACTTCCGTCTGACAACGACGCCGCAGTGATTGAAATGATCAAAGAGATGTGTCCCGAAGCCGTTATTCATCACACAGAGAAAGCCGTCACCCGCGAACCAAATATGGAAATCGTCGAAGCATTTGTCAAAGACGGAAAAGAAATTCCAGGTTGCCGCTGGATCGAGCCAGACGAATTGGGAGAAGTGACATTTGGCGAAAGCACTGCTAGATCTGGATTTTCGCTTTCCGAGGCAGCAATAAGCAAACTCTTCAAGGGCGAAAGAAAAGACGTTCAAACCAAATTCATTGGATTGACTGACATCAGATATGCGACTCCATACAAAGTCACGGAGGTCAAAAAAGAAGATGACGATAACGCTGCGTGATTTGTTGGCGGCGGCATTCGTTGAAAGTCAACTCAAGACGTCCATTCATTCCCGAACCGCAGTCGAAAAAGCTTATGAATTAGCAGATTTAATTTATGACGATGTAGCAGAGGTAAGACGTGAAAAACCAAAAGATTCTAAGTGTGACGACGGTGATTGCGTTTCAGCTAACGGCTGCGGTTCCGGCTTTCGCCCAAGAAAACAAACTCAAGCAACCAATTCAGGACGAAAAAATACTAACAGGACTCGTAAAGGTAACCCGTGAGCCTAGAAAACACTGGTACACGCCTCATTTTAGAGGCGAGCCTACTTTCAAAATCCAAAACGCTGGCGGCGGGTTTGTCTCCTATTCAGAGGACCAATTCAAAACCCTCAAGAAGGCTTTTAAGAAGGCCAATCATGAATCCTTTCCGGATTTGCGCAGTTATGAAACGGCGCATCCTCGTTGGCACAAAACGCAAATGGGCTTTCAACACTGGAACCCAGTATTGCAGGGCTCGTCATCGTTCGTCATCCCTGCGGGTGTTTTGGTTGGAGGGTACTGGGCCGGTCGGACAAAGCAAACTGTGACGGTGCAGCAATGATGAGCTGGAGATATTTCATAGCGTTTCTTTTTGTTCTTTCCATTAGAGCCGCTTGCATTCAAGAATCTTGGAACGCGGTCGCCCCTCTGTGGCATGTCGATTTCATGCAATGGTGGCAGCCGGCAATAATCGCATTCTCAACAATCCTTTGGAATACAAAAACGAGGTCACCAAGTAATGTCAAAAACTGATTGGACAGAAAACATGCAAACCGAAAGGGATGTTACAAAGGCTTGGGCATCCGGTGGCAGCGATGCTGGTGCAGATTATGACTTCCGAATTCTTAAAGTGGGAGGCCGATCACCGAAAGTTCTTGAAGAAGAAAACCAAAACCTTCTCGGCAAGATAGAACGCCTAAACAGACAAAGACTTGTCACGGCCGCAAAACTGGAAAACCAAAGCAGAAATTTGAAAGTCGTTAGAGAAGCTGTCGGGGAGTGCAATGAAGGCGGGAATAAACTTGCCGCAGCGTTGATTGAATCGATGCAGCGGGATTGCGAAATTCTTGAACATGAGTTGAGGAATTTCAGTTAGATGATCATTGTCGGCATTGATCCTGGTCAAAAAGGTGCTTTCGCCAAAATCAAAAATGGCGAGTTGGTTAAATGTGCCGATTTGCCGATCGCTTCGGTCGAAGTCGGCGGGAAAGAAAAACTCCATATGTTCGTTGAAGAAATTTTTGAACAGCTTGAATTGCAAGGTGAAAAGCCAAGCAACGTCCACACATTCATTGAAAAGCAGGGATATACGGGCGAGATGTTTGAAAAGATGACAAAAGCCGCATTAGCCCGCTACATGTGCGCATATGGCGAGCTGATCGGCTACATCAAAGGCCGCGGATATGGATTGACCCTCGTTGCGCCGATAACTTGGATAAAGGGAATCAATGCCCCCGGTGGAAAAGATGGCCATATCGTCAAAGCCTACCAAGTCTTTCCCGGCAAAACCCATATGTTCAGAGGCGTGAAAGGACAGACAAAAGACGGTCGAGCCGATGCCGCGCTGATTGCTTATTACGGACACCTATTCATAAACAAAGGACGATTCTAAATGAACTTCGAGCTGCCCGATATTCGCGCCAACCAAGCTGAGCGCCATGAAAACATCAAACAAATTATTGGCCCGGCGCCGACCCATCATGCCGATACAGTTGGGATGGCTCAATACATAGCCTACTTAGAAAAACAGACCGTCAAAGCCAACAAGAAAAATATTGGAGTCGAGAGGGAAATTGATATTTTGCTCCAAGTCATTGATGACCTTGAGCCAGATAGGAAAATACAAAAGCAGCTCATAAAAGAAGCGGCAAAGAAAGTCCCGATGCCTGAATGGCTAAGGCTGCAGCTAATCAAAAAGTACGAAGAAGAGTGTCTCGCTGAGGCAAAAAGAAAGGAGAAAGAGGCAAAGAAAGCCAAGAAAAATATGAATGCTCCAGGGCAACTCTCAATCATGGATGAGCCTGGAGTTAAAGAAACAGAAGAAAACTAAAACCCAAATTGGTCTTTGGAGATTTTAAAAAATGGTGGAAGTTAAACGACAACTTCCCGGCTTCCAATCGCTTAAAGCTTGGGCGCAGGGACACGGAATCAAATACTCGAACGCTTATGGAATGCTCCAGCAAGGGAAATTCCAGCGCGAAGATTGGAAAAAAGTCGGGACTCGGTATTTTGTCAGACTCGGGGCAAATACAACCGGCGCCCTCAAACCAAGCCTTCCCGTCGGTCTAATAACCCTGTCGGAGTGGCAATCCCGGAATAATCAGTCTTACAAAACAACAAAGAAATTCATTGCAACCGGAGCACTAAAACCCATTCCGTTTAGAGGAAGCATTTATTTGCACGAAGCAGCAATACCAGATATGGCGATTATTTCGGCGAGTGGAAGATAATCATGAGCATAGAAGAAAACACAAAAGCAGCAAAACCTCCCCTCCATTTCAGGCTTTTACAAAGCATCGCCGGTGGTGATTTGGTTATTGAAACGCGGGCGCTTGAAGAAGAGCTCAAAGAAACTAAAAAACGAATTGCTTTCCATGAAGAGGAATTCTTGAGGGAAGAAGCAGGACGGATTGAACAGCTGCAAAGATTCAACAAACTATCCGAAGCAGTTGCGGTGATGTTGATTCATGAGCCTTCATACAAAACGGAACACGACGAGGCAGCCGAAGCTTTCAATCGGGTTCTGATTACGTATCAAGAATTGAATAACTATTCGCCAATCGTCGAAAAAGAGGCGACAGCAGAATGAGACAACTATCTTTGGTTGATGAACTCGTAATTGATTTGTTTGCCGGCGGTGGAGGTGCTTCTCTCGGCATCGAACAAGCGCTCGGCCGGTCGGTTGACTACGCCGTCAACCATGACAAAGAAGCCATTGCAATGCACGAGGCAAATCACCCTGGCACCATTCACTATCAGTCCGACGTTTTTGAAGTTGATCCTCGTGAGGTTACTCACGGGCGTCCTGTCGGCTTGCTCTGGATGTCTCCAGATTGCAAGCACTTCAGCAAGGCAAAGGGAGCGGCACTTCTCGACAAGAAGATTAGGGGGCTCTGCTGGGTTGGGCTGAAGTGGGCTGCAATGGTTCGGCCGCGCGTCATCTTCATGGAAAACGTCGAAGAGTTTCAAACTTACGGACCACTGCTTGCAGACGGAACACCGGACCCTGATCAAAAGGGCAAGTTCTTTCTAAGTTTTCTACAGGCTTGGCGTCGACTTGGGTATCAACTCGAGCACCGTGAGCTCGTCGCTTATGAGTACGGCACGCCAACGACCCGCAAGCGCTTCTTTCTAATTGCCCGTTGCGACGGGCAGCCGATAGTATGGCCGGCTAAAACTCATGGCAAACCTACAGACAAACGAGTCATTTCAGGCGAGTTGCTTCCATGGAGAACGGCCGCAGAGTGCATCGAATGGGGATTGCCGTCAGAGTCGATTTTTGACCGTAAAAAACCTCTCGTGGCTTCCACGATGAGACGAATCGCTAAAGGTATTCAGAAGTACGTCATTGAGGCTAAAGAGCCGTTCATTGTCACATGCAACCACGGCGGCGAAGGCTTCAGAGGCAACGGCATCAATCAGCCATTCAAGACGGTTACATCGGCACGAGACGCACATGGGCTGGTAGTCCCGACGTTAATTCAAACGGGATGGGGAGAACGAAACGGACAATCACCCAGAGTGCCAGGACTTGAAAAGCCCCATGGTGTCGTAATGGCAGAGGGTATTAAGACCGCCCTGGTCTGTTATCACCTGTCGCACTTCCGCGATGCCCCAGGCGGAAAACCTCGAGACGTTTCCCTTGATGCTCCGACGCCGGCAATAACCGCGGGCGGAATTACGCTCTCGCTGCAGGCAGCAAACCTAATCAAGCAGTACTCAGGCAACTACGATGCCGGGGGAGTTGGCGCAAATGAACCTTTCCACACAGTTACAGAGAAAGATCATCATCGATTGGTGTCTGCGAATCTCGTTCGAATGTTCGGAACCAGCAACGGTGCATCGTGCGTTGAGCCGCTTGGAACCATCTGCACTCAAGGTGGCGGCAAAAGCTACCTGGTCGAATCTTTTCTGCAAACCTATAACGGCAACGGCGGCACTCATTCGATCAGCGATCCAATGAACACAGTAACAACGCGTGACAGATTGTCGTTGATTTCACTGGCCGGTATTCACTTTCAGATTGACGACATTCTTATGCGGATGCTAAAGCCTCGCGAATTATTCAGAGCTCAAGGGTTTCCCGACAGCTACATCATTGATCCATTGATTCCACGCGGCAAGAAGGGTGAACTAAAGGCACTGCCTCAATCCGCCCAGGTGCGAATGTGTGGGAATTCGGTTCCTCCACAATTTTCACATGCGCTAGTCGCGGCAAATTATCGAGAGACAAGAACGGCACGAAAGAGAGCTTAAGGAGAAAACATTTTGATTCACTGGCTAAAAACTAAAAACCCCTGGTTCGAAGAAGTCGCCGACTTCGACAAGACCTTTGAGATTCGCGAGAACGATCGCAAATTTCAAGTTGATGACATTTTGATTTTGGCTGAATTGAGTGATCCGAAGGATCCTCCGCGGCACGCAAATTCAACCGAGGCAGCCATTATTTGCCGAGTTACGAAAGTGCTCAAGCATGATGAATTTGAAGGACTTGCCGAAAATTACGTCGCGATGGGACTTCATGTGCTCGGATTCATCATGCCCGACACTGGTCCATATGGCGGAAAAATCGACACGCTAAAACTCTTTGAGTATCACCGCACCAAAGTTGAATCAACACAGTGGACTTCCACAACAAAGCGGAAGCCCGAGAACGCGGAGGTGAAACTCTAATGCATCTCAGAACAATGCAACAGCACCTGCCCTGGACAATTCCATACAGCGAGAAGTTTGAGGACAACAAGAGTAGTTACGCGGACATGCAACACGCGTTAATGCACATCGTTAAATCTGCCGGCATCATCGCGGGATTGATTGACCAATACGATCACGGCGAACAACCCGATTACTCCTTCCCTGAGATAAGAAAGCGTACTTGCGATTTCGTCATGTGCGCACTGCGAATAGCTAACACGGCGCCAAATGGTGCCTTCGATCTGCAAAGCGCCGTCCTGAACAGAATGAGTAGCGTCAATAACACAGACATTCGAGATCTCGACATCGCTCTGACCAATACCGAAATCCTCATGTACGTCCTTGGCTGGCAGGGCGGGACAATCCATCAACTCTCAAAGGAGTTGGGGGTTAAGGATGACGTTATTTTGGATGCCAACGCAGACAAAATGCGGGAATTAATTGCACTGGCGCAAATGATTAGGAATAAGAGGGAGAAGTAAAATGTCCGCACAATCACAAAGGGAAGCAATTTTTACAACTCGCGTCGGGAAGCTCATTGAGTCTCTTAACGAATGTCTTTGCAGTCCTGGACTTGCCTGCGCATATGCCAAAGGATTTAAAGACGAATGTGAAGCAGCGGCAAAGCATTATAAGGATCTCGGATGGGATGCGAGCGCCCAGGTCTATAGAGGAATGCAAATCCCTTGCAGCGAAGAGACATGGGAAGTTTCCGTATCTTATAGAGAGGCGAAATAATGTATCACCAAATTGCCAAAAACCTCATAACAACTGCATTAAGACATGCAGGACCATTGATGATCACCGACAGAGAAGCAATGGACGAATTGAAAGAAGCCCGAAAAGAAGCATGGGAGCAAATCAAGTTGATGCTGATTTGGGGGCTTTAATTCGAAGCTGGCGCAATAAAGTAAAACCCGATGATTCGATTGAACTTTGTGTTACTGCAAAGGGTTGGCTTCTTGAAGTTTGGTCGGTCCCGGAATGTGAAATCCATGACGGGCTTGGGAAACGTTTTGAAACTCCAGAAGAAGCCATCGCGAGGCTGAATGAGTGATATTTGATCCCCATGCCTTTGTTGCCGCAGCGGTCCAATTCCGCGAACAAGAGGAATTGTACGAATCCTATGGATTGGAAATCCTCCGCGACATGATCTCCTTTACATTGGACGAATTTGAAATTAATACGACGGTTAGATTCGAGATGAAAGAAGGCATTTGGGCCGAAAGGACTTACAAATTGCGGACGCCATATAGGGAATTGAAACATCAAGTCGAAAGCGATCAGAAATACCTGAAGAAGGCGTTCAATACGGTAAAAGCAATGATTAAAACAGGGGTAAAAATCTAAGTAATGACAGCATACGATGGCTATGTTTTCGTCGACACCGAGACGGGCGGGTTAGATCCTCTAAAACACCCAATTCTTGAAATTGCCGCCATAAGAACTGATTTGGATTTCCGCATAAGAGAATACTGGCGCAGCTATATAAAACCTCATTCAACACTGCTTTGCACTCCGGAAGCTTTAGAAATCACCGGCATCAACCTGGACGACCTAGCAAACGAACCAAACGAGGCGGATGTTGCCGATACTTTTAAACAATTCTTGTCCGGTCGGGGCAATTTGAGATTTGCCGGCTTCAACTGCAAATATGATTTGGGAATGTTGGAGGCGATGAAAGAACGCGCCGGAATTGAGATGTGGGGTTTTTATACGCCGTGGCTTTGCTTGCTTGAAGAAGCTCGAGAAAAATTGCCGAATTTGCCGAAGGTTTGGAATGAAAGGTGGAAGAAAAATCAGACTCATACGCTTGAATTGGTTTGCAAACACCTCGGCATTGATATAAGCGGAGCCCATGGCGCGGCGTTTGACATTTATGCGACGGTCCAGGTGGCGAGGAAATTGATGAGATGAACGAACAGGATCGCGCATACGATGCATTGGTAAATGGTCGAGCATTGTCTTGGCTCATGGAAAATTGCGCTCCTTGTGACGACGCCGATTGCGAAGAATGCAAAACAGTAAAAGAAGAAAAGGAAGAAGAATGACATCACTAAACACCCGCGGCCCAGCAATCCGAATCGCGAAACTAAACAAGCAAATCAAGGAGTTGAGGAAGGCGTTGGAGTTTTATGCGGCGGAAGAAACTTATACAACCCCAATAAATGCATTCTTCAATGATCCGACGTTGCTGCTTGGTCCGATCAAAAGCGACAAAGGCAAAATCGCACGGGAGGCATTGAAGTGATGGCGGAATTTATACTCGGACTCGGGATTGGTTCAATCATAAGCGTCTTAGTGACTCATTTATTTAGCTGGGCTGTAGAGGACGCAGCAGAAAAGAAGATCAAGAGAATACAAGACGTCCGAGAAAGACGTGAATTAGAGTGGGAGTTGGAGCGAAATGACAAATCAACAAACAACAATTGAATACCCAGTTAAAGCCAAGAAAGGTTTTGGAAATTGGTGGATTGTAGTCGACAGAAACGACAAAACCATTGTAAAAGCCAAGTGCGAAGGGGAAGCCGAGGATATTGCGGAGCAGATGAATGCGCAGAAGGAGAGTGAGGGCAAATGACACACAAGTATAAAGAAGGCTTTTGCCTAATGCAGTACGAATCGGCAGACGGACAAACCAGAGAAACCATATGGAATAGTCGCAATGGTGTAACGCCTTTTGCGGTGGTTTCAATAGATGGCGTACATATGCAGCATGTCGATTGGCATGAGGACAAGTTTGCGCCTTATCACGTTCCGTCCGTAGGTTCGCGAATCTTCGTTGATTTGACACCCGAGAACGCGCATCAACAAGCAGTGGCGTATGTCGAAAAATATTGGGACTGGGACGGTGGCGCCAAAATGAAAGATCACTATTCCGACAAAGAAACAGCGATTCAGGGGTTTGTCGAGATATGGACCGCCGATAAGGGCAGCCCGACAATTATTGAAGTGACTGAAGAATTGCACGAATTTTATAAAACCAACAAACGCGACATCCCGCAAGGAATGATCAAGGTGAGGTTTGCTTGAGTAGCGAACACCACTTCAAACTTCTCCGAATCCCGCGACTATCCGAGCGCAGAATGTCGGAGATTCTCAGGGCCATTCTTTGCACAGGCTCAACAATAACCGCGACTCAAATTGGCGATAAGCAATTTATGAGGCTTAAGCCTGATTGGACTTGGGCTGAGATGATCGTCAAAATCCCTCGCAAATCAAAATATGAGAATGACTTGGTTTATCCGACGAATGTTTCATGGTTTGAAAAGATCAAAGGCGTTGAGGTTTTGGAGCCGCCAGGACCGTTGCACATAAACGAAGCACGATTTGCGGATAAGGTGTTTGAGAAGGGGTTTGAGCAATCCAAAGAAAAGCTTTTGGAGAAAATCAAAGACGCCAAAACGATTGGGATTTCGCCTGAGAAAGAAAAGGAAATCTTGGCAGTTATTAAGGAAGCCCAAGCCGTAACAAAACAAATGAAAGAAGCGAGAAAAATAAAACCGGAAAGTCTATTCACCGTATATGGTGACGAGGCAAAGGAGTCGGGGTTGTGAGAGCACTGGAATACAAAGAGATAAAGTTTGGTGAGCTGCGAATTTACCCAGAAAAGCCCGAACGCATCGAAACTCACCACATCATCAACATGCTTGAAGCGCGCTATAACCCATTAGACCGGCGCGGCGAATGGGCTGGATTTGCTGAAGTTTCTGACGGAACCGGCGGCAAGAAAACAGGTGGCATAGACTTTTGGGCGATTAATTGCTGGTCCGGCAATACCCGATTTGCATATGAAATCAAAGTCAGTCGCGCCGATTTCTTGAAAGAGATGAAGTCGCCGGCAAAACGTAGAAAAGCGCTTCTAATCAGCAATCACTATTTTTTCATTGCACCAAAAGGAATGCTCAAAACAGAAGAGATCCCGCCCGAATGCGGATTGAAAGAAGTTGAATGGGTTTCAAATGAATCCGAGGTCAACGACGCCATTAGACGAAACAAAGACCGAGACGAACGCGGCTGGGTCGGACATGTCACGGTGCCTGAACTCGGCTTGTATTTAAAGTCAACTCTCAAGCTTGATTCGCCCTATCGTGACTCAATACCGCCTTCATGGAATTTCGTGGCCAGTTTATTCCGGCGCATGACTGAGATGGAGCGAACAAGACAAGAAAAACTATTGGAGATAGAAAATGCCAAAAACCAAGAGCAAACCAACTTCAGTCCTGAACTACGATCCGAATCTGCGTTGGAATACCCAAACGGTCAAGATAACGCTCGGAACTTGGGATTACAGAGCTGAGCGAGCGGTCCAGGTTGGCGGCAATTGCTTTGGATTCTCAGTTCTTGAAGCGGCTTTTGAATCACTTTTCGAACAAATTCGCGAAGAAAACTCGGTTCCCGATGATTGCGAGAATGATGAAATCTGCGAAGAAAATGACTTTTCAATTCTAATGCACAGAGAGCACGACGGCGCCGATCTACTCTGTGAACCCGATCAAGACGATTGCGAGGAATGGCTAAAGCAGCTTGTTATCGCGATGGAAATTGTTGACATTCAGAAGGATAAACCATGAGCTATGACGACATCGAAAGACGCGAAGAAGTGCTTGAAAAGTATTCGAAAAACATGGAGGGGCATCAATTCACCTATGTTCAGCATGACAATGCAACATTGACTCAGGTTTGCACACAATGCTGGGCGGTTAAAGGAACTCACTCGGCTTGGGCGATGTGCTCAAAGAAGAATGTTTGGCCCGAACTTCGATACAAAGCAGCGCTTAGAGAACTTGAGGGGCTGAGGGCGAAGCGATCAGAAATCAATGCCGAGATTCACGAAAAGCTAATGGAAATCGACCAACACAAACGGGAAATGGAGGCGTTGAAAGTTGAAGAGTAAGAAACCAGAATGGAAAACAAAAACAACCATCAATAACGCTATGGCTCGCAATGAAGAGACTCGGCAGCACTTGAAGGCTGAGTTGTGGAAAGTGATTGAAGAAAAGACCCGTGATACGGACGCGGAAACAATGAACGACCTTTCTGATGCGTTGGCATGGCGTGTTATGAGCTATTTCGGCTATATGTAAGGAGAGAAAAAATGACACTACAACTCAACCCAGCTAAAGAAAACATCCCCCTGTCTGCTAGAGAAACTTTGGAATTTCTTGAAAAACAGGGGTTTAAAGTTGAGCTTGAATATTGCAGGGAAAGCGCATACAGCGCAACAATCAAAGACAAAAACGGAGCTTGTCTTGCAACAGCCGGCGGGGCAAAAATTGGGAAAGCAATCTCGTCGGCTTACGGATCGTTTGTGAGAACTGCAGCTTATCAGGCGAATTGGGCCGGTCCACAAAAAGGGAAGGTGATTGGGTGATTTCTTGCCATTTGATTGTTGGCGATTATAGGCTTTCGGGTAATATCGAAAATGATACTGAATGCTCCGTGAACATTTTTGATTTTGAGACTTATCCTATGTCGGCAGCAGTGGCGGCAGTTTGCTGCGAGAAATTCAACAAGATAATTGATGAAGGGCCCGAGCGTGAGATCTCTCTTTTCTTTCCCAGGAAAAGACAAAAGCAGACCTTTCATGGAAGGCTATTGATAGCTTGTTTGCCGGATGCAAAAAGCCACCAAGGCGATCAAAAATTGCGTGTTAGGTTTCGGGTCGACAAATTTATCGCGCATACGGTTTGAGGTTGAGATGTTCACGCAAGAAGAAATCATTCTCCTTAACGGGCTGCTTTGTCATCCAAATCGCGGATGGCATCACGCGCACGAAATCATGTATGAGGTGCTGTGCTTGGAGAAAACAGACCACTACCGAGCAATAGCCCGAGTGAAGATTGGCGCAATTACAAAAAAAGATCCGAATCTGATTGAAGCTAAGACTCAAGAAGGACCGTGGCGAGTAAACCGCAAATATCTTCTTGATTCGTATTTGCAGCGGCCAGTGGCTAACGATAAACCAAAAACAGAGTCTAGTTATGTAGAACAACTTGAAGCGGCGGGGATGATATGACCAACGAAGAAGAAAAAGCAATGAGAATGAACCAATACCGCCACTTCAAAACTGTTGAAGAGTTTGAGGATTTTGCATGGGGCGAATGGCACCGGTTGCGGTCTGTTCTGCTGAAACCAAAAGAAGAACTGTCGAACTGCGGGAAAAGATACTTGATGGCTCAACTGAATATGGTCGAGTATTTCCTTGGCGCTGATTCAAGCTGTGAGCAGTGGCCTTATGAAAAAATTGCCAAATCAATTCGGTGCGTGAAAGGTAGGAAGGTGTATTGATATGAATAACGACCTTCGAAAGAAACGAATTGAAGAGATAAAAGGGCGACTAGATCGAGTTGAGTGCAATGCCGCAGTGAATGCTTTCCCTGTCGGTGACATGAAGTGGACAATCCAAGAATTACGGTGGCTGCTCGGCTTAACTGAACGCTTTGAAAAAATCCGTGAAACCTTCCGGCACATTCAAACAAATTGCGGCTCCGATCTTTGCAGCGGTCACGATGTTTGCTGCGAAGACTGCCCGGACGATAGGTTTACTGATGCGCTAGAGGAATATTTGCTTTACATGGAAGGGGCTGAAGGATGAGCTACTTATCGGAAATTGTCGTCATCTGCGACAACGGTCACGCTTACAATGACCTCAACAACGTCGAGCTTATTTATCAGTGGCTTCAACAGCAAGAACACTACGTTGAACACGTGAGTATGCAGAAGAATGACGGAGATTTGGCGATTTCCTATTTCTTCGGAAGAATCAACAATCTCGACACTGATGCACTAATTGAGTACATCAAAAGCCTGCCGCGATGGTCGGATCAGTTATCGGTGCTAGTCAATAAAGACGGCGGGCATGTTGAGCAAGTGATTGGGTACCACAAACGAAATGACTGAGAAGAAACAAATGAACGAGTGTATTTGCACTGCAATGGACGGCAGAGGAAGAAGCCCTTGCGGCGTTCGATGCCCTGCACACCCATTAACGAAAATGTGTATTGACTGCAAAGAGAAGGAAATTAGCGACTCACCCGATAGGTGTTGGCCATGCCAATCAAAATGGAACGACGCAAACCGTCCGAAATCTTGCAAGCACATAAACAAGGCTTACGTCTCAATAATCGACTCGTTCCACGCTTTAGAAAGAATGGCGACAAGCCTTAATCCAGACCCGATCATCTCAAAACGAGTCAAGTTCGAAGTCGCACCTGGTCAAACTAAAGAAGAATACGATGAGCAAGCAAAGAAGCTCAGAGAGGTTTGGCATTGGGTAATTGAAAAAATGCATGTCGAGTACAAACATCACAATTGGTTTGAGGAATAATGGGAACGAATTATTACTTACTGAAAGACGTTTGCAAGCATTGCGGCCGTGGCGATGACAAAATCCACTTGGGAAAATGTTCTTCCGGCTGGGCGTTCACCTTTCGTGGCTACAGAGAAAACGATCCGAATAATGGAATTGATGGCGTGAAAGTCGAATGCATTGAAGACTGGCTCAACCTGATTAGACACACTCCGAATTCAAAGATCGTTGATGAATACGGCAGAGAAGAAAACCAAGAAGACTTCATAACATCGGCTGTATATCACGGCTTTAACTACGAAAAGCGAACTGGACGAAAGGCGCTTCAACACGCCGAATATTCTCACAACCAGAAAGACCCGATGTTTAGGCGCCATGCGCTAGAAACAGATGAAATGATCGGCGGTCACAGTTTTACTTTTGTGGAGTTCAGCTAATGCCTTGTAAATCAGTCTGTAAAACCTGCAATGGAATCGGACAGTTTATTTGCGAGTGCAACATTTGCACGAATGAAATTTTTGCCGATGAAAAGACACCACATGACGGACCATGCACGGATTGCAAAGGAACGGGATACGAGAAAGAATGAGCATGTTTGACTACGCCTGCTCGGAATGCAAATTCTGCACATTCCACTGTAAATGTGATGAAACTGGTGAATGGATTAAATATCCAGATGAAGAACCTTGCCCCGATTGTGACGACGAAGCGGAGAAGCATTTGCACTAATGGTTAGAGTCTCAGCCGGTCCCGATTCAAAACAGGACTACCAAACCGATCCGAAATTCATTGAAGCAGCCGAAGCCAGATTCGGGCCGATCAGCTTTGATTTGGCTGCGCATAGCTTCAACACTCAACACGAGAAATACTTTTGTGCCCCTGAGCTCCGGTTTGAAAATCCTCTCGCCTATGGCGTCGATGCCTTCGCACATGACTGGGGCGAACTCAGCCAAACCCTGAAAGCTGGCACTCTCATGTGGCTAAATTGCGAGTTCAACGACTGCGACAGTTGGGCCTACAAGTGCCGACAATCAGCCCCATATCTAAAACACGGAGTAAGAATCGGACTACTGACCCCGGCGGCCGTCGGGGCAAAATGGTACATTGAAAATGTCCACCAAAGAGGCTACAACACCATTCTGGACGGCCGGTTGACCTTCGTCGGACAAGAACACCCATTCCCCAAAGACTGCCAATTCACAATTTATTCACGCGACGACATGAAAGGCTATGAGATTTGGCCGTGGCGCGATGAGCTTTTAAAGCGGAAGCAATTGTGTTAGAGAATAGACCTTAGTCAATATACATGAGACTTTCGGCAGAAAGCATGGACAGAACACCGAGAACCGCATATATAGCGGGATACCGGACGAAAAACTTTTAGTAGCGCTTTTTTAAAAAGCCGTTTACGATCATAAAACTAAAAGATTAGCCGAATAACCCCCAAACTTTGTCCCGCGCCAATGTCACGACGCGGAAGGAAACTTGTGTCGAAAGCTGCCGAGATTGCCCTTTTCTATACACCTGATGCTGAGATAGATTCGGAAGGCAATTACAAAATCAACTGTCCCAACCCTGGACACCCCGACAATAATCCCAGCTGCATAGTAAAGGACCGCGACAACGGCGGTGTCGCTGTTTGGTGTTTCGTCTGCCGAGATTCCCCGGCCATTCTTGCTGGTATGAAAGCTGATGGAATTTATGGAGCGCCCAAAGACCAGGGTGCAACAAGAAGAAAGATGTCGCCAAATAATCCTGCACCTATAGCGGCTCCGGTGGCACAAAAGAAAAAGAAGGAAATAAAGTATCGCGATGAACTTCCCCAAAACCACGAAGGCAGTTTTGAATATAAGCGGAAAGGCGAAATCGCCTATGTAAAACAGCGCTATACAATCAAGGGCGAGAGAGTCTTTGGTTATTGGACCTTCGACAAAGAGAAGAATCAGTGGAAAAACACCCGAGAAGGTGTCGAGCCTATTATTTGGCAAATCGACAAAATTGAAGAAGCTGCAGCCCAGCAAGAACCGATCTTCATAGTTGAAGGCGAAAAGGATGTTCTAACAATTGAAAGAATCTCCGAAGGTGTCTTGTTTGCAACAACAAGCGACACGTCAAGTTTCTGGCCTGAACAGCACACTGAAGCCCTAAAGGGTGCATCTTGTGTTTACATCATTCCAGACAATGACAAAGCCGGTGAAAAACACCTAAATGTTGTCGGCGCAAAACTTGTTGAGGCTGGATTTGAGACGAAAGTCATTAGACTGCCTGGCGTCAAAGACAAGGGTGATATTACAGACTGGATAGAAGAGAACGGCAAAACCTTTGAAGATCTTGTCTATGCAATGGAGGCGGCGACGCCTTTTGAACTGCCGCAAGCGGTGGAAGAACCTCAATTGAACTTCGCGTCACTAGAAACATCCGCTAAAGAAAAGCTACCACCAATAACTAAAGATGAACTCCGGGCGAAAAGAGAACAAAAACGAAACGGCGGACTAGATCTGCTGGACCTCGGAGATTCGCCGGCGGGCGACATCGCAAACGGGAAAAGGCTAATTCGTTTTGCCGACGGGAATCTCAAATGGGCGACCGAGGGCATTTGGTGTCGATACCAAGACGGCATCTGGCGGCAAACTGATGACAGGCAGGTTGAAGTGAGTGGAATGGCTCAGCAAGTAATGCCGCTTATAACAAAGGAAGCCGAAGCCTTAGAAGGCATTGCCGATCATGCGCTGCAAAAAGAAATGGTGAAATGGGCCAAGGAATGCAACACGCATTTGGTTCGAGTTAAAGCCATGGTCGAAGCCGCGAAACCTCATGCTATGTGCTCGATTAAGGATTTCGACAATGAGAAACATATCGTCAACCTCAAAAATGTGCTGGTTGATCTAAGAACCGGAAAGGCGATGCCGCACGACAGAGCGCGGATGAATATGAAGCAGATCGGCATTAATTACAATCCGAATGCTGATTCTCCGGATTGGCGCGAATTCATTGAGCAAATTACCAACGGTGATTATGAAAAAGCTGCTTTCATTCAAAAGATGGCCGGATATTCATTAACCGGCGAAACCAAAGAGCAAAAGGCGATATTTCTGCACGGGCCGGGCGGGAACGGTAAAGGCATCCTGGTCAATACCTTGCTTAAGGTCAATCAGGGGTACGGTACGATGGCGCGGAAAGAGATGTTTATGCAAACGCATTTGAAAGACCATTCGGATAATGCGTCGGTACTGCTGGGCAAGCGATTCGTCTCCATTAGTGAAATTGAACAGAAAGACAGGATCAATCAAGGCTTCTTTAAAGACGTGACCGGAGGCGACAGGGTTCGTGGCCGGTTGATGCGCTGTGAATCGTTTGAGTATTTCCCTGAAGCGAAGTTATGGTTCTCGACCAACTTCCTGCCTGGAATCGACGATTCTTCGGAATCGGTCTGGAGAAGAATTCTTGTTGTGAACCTTGATCAAATCTTCGACAATCCAGATGTAAATTTAGCCGATCGCCTATCCACTCCCGAAAACCTTGAGGGTATTTTGAAATGGATAATTGATGGTGCGGGAGCCTGGTACAGAGAAGGTCTATGTCCGCCACGAATAATTATTGATGACACCAAAGCATATAGAGGCGATCAAGATCGACTCGGTAATTATTTGGCTGAGTGTGTCGAATTCGGGCCTTATGAATGCACAACCAAGGATTTCTTTGAAGATTGGTCCATTTACTGTAAGGCGGGTAATTTCCATCCCGGACAACTCATGCCTTTCGGCAAGAATTTAAAGAACCGCGTTTTGCGTGAGAAATTGGCAGTTGAGCCAAAAAAATGGACTAATGGGAATGGTTTCTCTGGGATGATTCCGACTCGAGTCAAAGAAAGAGAAGCCAGTGGGAACTATTTGGGCAAGCGCACAGAGAAAGAAGACGAAGATTAGTTTTGCCGCTTGAGTTGAATGAAATTACGCTGCTCTTAATTCCATGAGAGCCGTAAAAATGTCATTTGATTACAAATCAGACCCCCGCTTTGAAAAACTCGTCGGCTATGTGCTGAAAAGCGAAGGCGGATTTGTTAATGACCCGCACGACAAAGGCGGGCCAACCAAGTGCGGCATCGCTCTTAACTTCAACAATCTAATTTGCCGGCAATTCGGTATCGTCGACGCTAATACAATGCGCGACATAATGACGCCTGAAATTGCCAAGAAAATCTATTTCCACAAATACTGGACATCAGTCGGCTGTGAAAGAATTGCGTCAGATCGGCTGGCATATATCCATTTTGATTGTGCCGTAAATTGTGGCGTTGGCGCTGCATCATCGGTCCTGATTCATTTGACCAATGGAAACAAATTGCCTTATTTCGAGGCTGAAGGCAAAAACGCTGCATTGTGGGAACAAGCGTTCAAAGAATATGACGAGGCCCGGCGAAGATATTACAATCGATGCCGCGACAAAGACCGCTACCTGAAAGGCTGGTTGAATCGGTTGGCATTTGTTGAGAAAGTTGCCAAAACGTTGCCGGATTAACCGGCAACCTGCAACATGGAAGCGGCGAAAGCTTCATGATCAAACTTAGGCTTAAGCGGGCTTAGTGTGCTGAGAGCAAATTCGACAAGTTCGTCTTCTGTCCACAAATACGGGCGAGACAAGGGGCTCAAAACAGATATTGCCTGCCTTGTAATGGCGGCGATTTGCTTCTTCTGTTCGGCTGAAAGTTCATTGTTCATCTAGCTATTCTACTACGACAACAAGGCCTGTAAATCCGACGCCAAAGACAACAAAGGCCCATCGACTGGACGACGATTTTTTAAAATGTGCCGCCGATTACGACGAATCTCACATCCAGTCGCATCAACAAGAGAAGTATTGCGGTTGGAAATTGAGTGAACGTACAAAACAGTTTCGGAATCGATTGAAATGCGATCCAGGAAACTATCGGCACAGCACGGACAAAGGCGTTTAACGAGAGTGCTCATATGCTGGTATTGTGCCCGGTGGCAGCCGGATTTAGTCGTCAAAAATGGGATCTGCCATTCTTGCCACAATTGTCAAAATCGGGCCTTGTTCATCAACAAACGGATAGATTCCGTAGATTTCATAACCTCGGTCTTCCATCTTGTTAAGGTCGGCTTTTAGCTGGTCACCGGGACGCGAATGATCGCAAGCCCAATACCACCGCTCTGTCTTGTAATAATCGGAGCCGTCAGTCGTTAATTCGAAAACGCCTTGCTTGGCCAATGGCAGTTCCGTCATAGCGCGGCGGCGAGAAAACAATGAATCGTAGTCTGTATCTGGCATAGCCTTACCTTCCTTTTTGAGATTCGAAGAAACCGTCAAAGGCCTCTTTCATATACCGATAAACCAAAACCTCAAGATCGTCGACTGGATAGCCGGATTTCGACATGTCATCCAATTGCTTAAGCTTAGATTTGAGGAAAGAACCAAACTGCGGCATTTTGTCGTCGAGCTCTAATTGGACGATCTTGACTTGCTTTGGAGACTTATTTACCTTAATAAACCGCTTTTGTATTCCGATCCGATGTTGATGCTCGTGGCGAAATTTTGCGGACAAGGTGGCCTTTTGTAGCGAATCAACATGAAAGCGATATGAGACACCCAAGCGGTCACGAATCTTTTCCTCGACAAGCGATGCAACAATCTTTCCAAAAAGCTGCATAGAAGGAATTTCAATTTCTTGCACGAGGCACCATTTTTCAAATCCTTTGAACAATTCGCCCGCACGCATCGTAATTGCAAGCCTACATTCCCGATTCGCCCGCCCATACTCGATTATGTAGATGTAGATCGCGCAAGTGCTGCAATCCGTTGTATTTTCCATTAATCCCAAACTCCGCAATGCCGTTGCTCTATGTAGGCTGTGACCATAACAAGATCGGTCATGTGCCTTCAACATACATCAAGAACACGAAATGCAATCACTAAATAGACTCTCATTCTTCGCTGAATTTCAAAGGACAAAAAAGCATCAAATCGCTGAAATGCCCAAAGTTCGTTCGGCGACCAAGTCTGCCTCCATATGCCTCCATACCATTTGCTTAGTTAAAACACTGAACTGCGCCGACTCTTACTAAAATATGGAGGCATGGAGGCAGCTTTCTTTATCTCTGAAATACAAGTGTCTTGTATAAGTGTCTAGCCGTACTACTCTCTTTGTCTTCTTTTTCTTTTATTGTATAAATCAAGAAAATGCCTCCATTGCCTCCATTAAGTCTGAAAAAGCAACAAACACCATAGATTCGGGATGGAGGCAAAAATCAAATGCCTCCATTTTGCCTCCATTGCCTCCACAAGAATTAAATGACTCGCAAGTCAGTTATGTAACCCTGTTGCATATACGTTTTTAATGAGTCTAAATCGCAATAAAAACAGGCGAGTCATCCCCGCCCGTGGTGATTGGTAGTCGATTGGATATGCTTTAGGCGTTCCGCTTCGAAATCGCCAAGACCGTGTTGGGGCTGATGTGCAATTCAGCGGCGATCCAGCGGTAGCTGCGACCTTCCGAAATCAATTCCATCACGCGTTTGTCGTTGGTTGTCGTGGTTCCGCTTGGACGGCCGAGGGTTTTGCCTTTGCGCTTCGCTTCTTCGAGTCCCGACATTACGCGTTCGCGAATCAAATCCTTTTCAAATTCGGCGAAGGCACCCATAACCGTTGCAATCATCTTGCCTTGTGCGGTCGACAGATCGAACGTCATGCCAGTTTGGGCAATCAAACTCACGCCAACCGATTGCAATGCGCTGAGCGTTTCAATTAGGTCGATTGTTGAGCGTCCCCAACGGGACATCTCTGTGACGAGGACAACATCAATCTTTCTAGCTTGTGCAAGGTCCAATACTTTCTTGCGTTCTGCGCGGTCCCGCTTGCCGCCAGATGCCTTTTCAGTGTAGATGCCTATTACTTCATAGCCTGCCTTGGCTGCATATTGCTGTAGGTCTGCTATTTGGCGTGCGCAGTCCTGGTCTTTGGTTGAGACTCTGGCATAGATTGCTGCTTGTACCAATTAATCCCCCTCGACCTGTATGGCTGGTCATGCCCGTCCGTTGGTATGGATATAGTGTAACTCCAAAACAGATGTTTTATAGTTACACCTCATGCAATTAACCTTTGCATCAACTGCGCATCGCACCAACAATCAATACATGGACACAGAGCAACCCCTCAATCCATCAATAGATAGAACGACCGCAGCACCGAACAAGGACTGCGCCTGGTGTGCTGGTATGGGCGGATATAGGGCACAGCCCTGCATCTGCCAATGCCTCAATCCATGCTGCAATCCATTAAGTGATAGCGATGTGGACAGAGCAACAGCCCGAGAAGCCGCACTAGACGTGCTCTTCGGCGATAAGAAAGTTTAGGGGGCACCCCCTAAATGGAGGGACGAACCTCCGAGCGGCGTTACCCCCTCCCTCAAATTTTCCAATTTTTTTGGAGTATATACATTGCATATACGTATTAACACTTTCCTGATCGCCTCAGTTTTCCTGCTTTCCTCGCTGTTTGTTGCCCCTCTACCGTCCGAAGCGAAAGGTCTTGGACGTAAATTACTCGGCGCCCCTTTTTGGGCTGTTGGTTTTGTCGCGACTCTTGTTGCTGATGTGACGTTGGTTCCTTTGAAGGACGGCGCGTTGCATTACGTTCGCAAGCCTGCGGTTCGGGGGTGGTAGTGATGGACGCCATTCTCAACGCCCTTCGCAATTCCGAATCACCTGCTGTTTTAGAGAAGATGGTTCTTTTCTTCTTTTACGACCAGGTGCTTGTAATGGATCGTCCTGCTGATAAGGCGATGGAAATTGCAAAGAAAGAGACTGAGATATTTATGCAATCGCTTGAATTGCTCGATGCTGAGCCGCTGCCGGTTCCAACTGAGCATCATTGCGGTTTAGATCCTTGTCCAACTGCGGGGTGTTCTGAGTAATGGCTAACGAAATCTGTTTTACCGTTCCTGGCTGGCTTGTGATTTTGATTGCAACCGGATGCGCTTTGACTGTTCAGGCGTTGGTTATGACTTTACTTGTCCATTTTAGTGTCATCGACTGCATTATGGTGACTGGCAAGAAGCCGCGGGGCTGGGTTAAGACTTGGCTTTCGCACAAAGCGAGAGGTGGCAGCGAATGATTCCCTCTTCCCGCACCCTTTTCGCCATAATCAATTTCCTCGAAGGTCAGTTGGACTTTTGGAACGGTTGTTATGCTTTGGTTTCAATGCTTCTCGGCGCCGTAATTTTCGCCCCAATTTTCCTCCCGATCATTGTTTTGCATTGGCTTTGCTGCCGTCTTTTGGTTGAAGTTGAGAGGCGTTGCTGTGACTGATTCTTCTCAATATGGCTTTGCATGTTTTGACATGCGCACTGAATTGCAGAAACGCAAAGAATGGGCGGTGATGTTTTTGTCTGGCGAGAAAGAGTTTTGTAAGGAGAATTTGTCGGTCGGCGACATGAAACTCTACGAGGAACAAGCCCGGAACGTTTTGAAATTCACAGTCGCGGAAGAGACTTTGCGGACTATGTTGGATCGAGGCGTTGAACTTTCTTCGAATTTGGCCACTGTTTCAATTGCCATCGCCGATCAAATGGTTTCAATCTTTCCCGTGACATCTCCGAAACCTTCGCCGAATATGGTCACAGTTGTTATGAATCCGCCTCAGCCTCCGACGCCACAAGTGGAGAAAACGCCATGACATTTGATTCTTGTTTGAATATCCGGCCAGTTCCTGGCGAAACTTACTCGATGGTTTACGGGTTGTTGCCTTGCCCGTTTTGCGGCGATAACAATCAACTCCTAAAAACTCAAAACGACGGGAAGAACTGTTACTACTATTTGTCGTGCCGTTTGCATTCATGTTTATTGGGTCGAACTCGCGCGCACCGTTCAAAGGACAAGCTTTTTCGAACTTGGAATAACAGAATTTCCAAGGCTACTCCAGCGGTTCAAACATACAAACCGGAACCGGCTTTTTCACCATTGCAATCGTTTGCTTTGTGGTTCCGTGAATTTTTCTTAGGTAAATAATGCTGCGCAATTATACTTTCAGGCGTTTTTCTTTAATAACCATTGCCGTAATTATACTTAGCTTTAATTACCGTTCCGGGGCAAATGCCGACGATTCTCCCAAACCCTGCTGCCCATCAATTCACGAAGAGTTCTCGATTTTTCGCGCTGAAACAACTGATCGGGTGGATGATTTGGAGCGGAAAAACCGGTTATTGACCGATCAGGTCGATACTTTGTGCTTGGATTTTGAACGACTCAAATCAAAACTTAGCCCAAAGCCGAAGCGCTACCACATCAAAGCAACCGATCATAATTGCGACAGAGTTGGTGGTAAGGCTGTGAAATCGACATATTAACCCGATATGTCGAAGAATCCGGAGTAGATCGACATGTTATTACTCGTTGACGATTTCTGGTTCGGTGTTTTATGTGGCTCAGGCGGCTTGTCCTTGTTTTTGTTGATTTGTTTAGCGTTAGTTTTTGATTTTGGAGTTTTAGAATAATTATGCATATTCCCGAATTTTGGCAAGGTGTTCTATCCGTGATCGGCATTGAAGTTCTTTTAGTGGCAATCGGTTACGGCGTTTTGTGCTGGATGATGCAGGGGTTAGCTGGCTAGTTTTATGAACAAAGGCACCCTCAAAAAACTCAACGAGATTTTGGAGCTTGCGGCGGACAATATCTTTTCCTTGCTAGATTCTGCGCAGTCTCTCAAGATTGAAATTGCAATTCCAGACGAAGAGACTGATAGGACGTTTTATAACTGCTATGAATTTTTCTCAGAACCCAATGAAATCAAGGCGGAAACCAATGAAAAAGGTACTCACGCTGGCTCTGGTTGCTGCGGTTTCCATGAATGCATTTACAATGGCGCCGGCTGAAGCCTTTCCTTCCTTCAAAAAAGTCGCAAAAGGCATTTTTCGCGCAGTTGAATTGCCTTTGATGGTTGGACTTGGTGGCGTTCTCGGAATAACTGTCGGCGCAATTGCAGGCGGCGGCATGGGCATAACTGCTGGTGCAATGGCCTGGTATGACGTCGGCGAGCAGGATAAACAGCTTGAGGCTGCCAAAGAAAACGCTGCGAAGATGTTGGAAGATCTCAAAAATCATGTTCCAACCCCAGAAGAGCAAAAGCGCAGCGACGAAATGGATGCGCTTATGAAAGAAGGCGAGAGATTGTTGAAGGAATTCGACACTCTCAACGCAAAACCCTCCGCTCTCCCCGATCCCGTAGAGGTAAAACCCTAAATGACCGCATTTGATCAAGCTTTGTTTTTACTCTCGGCCCGCTGCAAAAAAATCGAAGAAGATTTGGGGGTTTGCGTCTCTCAAGTTGTCTTAGAATGCGACAAAAAAGATGGCGCAGGGACTGTGCGCAAACTTTACAGCAAATTCGATGGCAATTTCGTTGATATGAGCCGTCACGAAGAATCCGTCGCCGAGACTCCAAACCCCGAACCTGGACCCGAAGTCGTTTTGCAAAACGATCAAATCTTCGCACCTCCGGCTTTGCCCGATGAAGCTCCTGTCGAAAGAGTCGAGGTTTTACCGCCTATTGTTGAAGAAATTCCAGTCGAAGCTTTGCCGGCAGACGATGAATCCCAATCCTCTCAGTCGAAGAAGAAAAAATGACCTATTCCCTCGAAATCTCATTAGCTGCACTTTCAAAACTGCAGTCTATTGTTGAATGTCAAAAAGCTGATCAAGAGTTGTTGGCTCGAGTCTTGACGGATGCTGTCGAACATTTTGAACGGAATCGAAAAATTCCGGCGCGCAGGACTGATGTCAAACTCTTTACACCGCCTCCAGTCGCCGGATTTCATCGTGTGCCGGTTTTAGAACCAATTGCCGACAAACCTGAGCCAATTTCTTCTGCGCCCGCGCAAGTGCCAGATGATGTCATTGTCGATGCCTGCAAAGCAATAACCGAAAAACTCGCCAAAGTTCATAAGCTTATGGATGAGCCCAAGAAGCCGGAAGAAGAAGAAGAAGAAGAAGCTTGCAAAATAAAGGATGCTGGTTTTAGAGAGTGGGAAATTAGCAAAACAGGAAAGGTTGTTGAAAAAGAAACTTCGATAAACCAAAAACCACGGAATGACGGCTTAATGACCGGAGGGATGCTCAAACCATGCGTCAAATGCGACAAAGTCAAACCAAGCAGATGGATGGAAAGGGAAGCGAAAAAGCCCTATGCCTATTCCGGCTGGTGTTTGAATTGTTCATTCCAGCGCGATCAAATCGACGAACCGAAGAATAAAGACGGCACCCCGCGAAAGCAAATGTGTCCAGCGCCCAAACAAGGCGTTGAATTTTAGAAAATGAGGCAATTTTCACCGTTTCCCGCTGAGAATCTTGTTTGTTGTACTTTCGTCGGCATTGTGCAAATATTTTAGAGACAGTCAGCGATAAGTCCTCCCTACCAAAACAGCCAACCTGAGCCGTTTTCATTACGAAGACGGCTTTTGTTGTTTTTCAAATTCCCCGCACGATTTCGAAATTTCACGTATCGTATTATTTGGTTACGGAATCTTTGGAGGGTCTTAAATGCTTCGAAACTGCACGTCTTGCGGTCTTAGCCGAGATCCCCTGATTTGGTTCTCCGAAGAAAACCCTGATAATTGCCGAGAATGTCTTTTTAAAACCGATCGCTTTAGTGCAACGACAATCGCCTTTGTCGGCGCCATGATTGTTGCGGCTTCCACTTCGCGCCGGACGACTGAATATGACCCAACCTGGTTAAGTCGAACAGCCGTCCAAGTCAAAAAGGCTATTCGGAAAGTTGCCGAGACTGTTTCTCCAATTGTCGCGGCTGAAAGTCGCCCCAAGGATGAACCGCCTGTTGGTGAGCAGAAATGGCTCTTAAGAAAACCCGAGAAGTGCGCCAATTGCAATCAAGGGAATATGCTGTTTTCTGAGCACTCGACCGATCTAAATCTTGAATGCTGGAGTAATCTTTGCAAAGTATGTCTTTTGATCATGAACCGATATTTAGACAACTTGGCAAAACAGGCAGCCATGAAGGTTGACGATAAAAAGCGCGTCGAGGCGATTACTTTTAAAGCTATTGAAAAAACCCGCGTGGAAACCTATCAGATCCGCTGCATGTCTTGTAAAATCCCCCGCGATCCAACAAAAGTCGCTGTGGTCGGCGCGGTTTGCGAATTTTGCATAGACGAAACTCGGGCTTATGATTTTTGGGAAGTTCACGAAGCGCATATGAAGCACCAAAAGCACAACCCGACAATGAGGATGATGTGATGGTTGAAATGAGAATTTTCCACTGCCGCGATCATGCCTTTGGCGGACAAGTTTCGGAATTTGCCAATCATATTGAACAGCGCCCGCTTGCAATTAACGAATTTGGCGAATGCGGCACGAGATTTATTAATGGTGACATCGGCCGACTTTTAGATCACGATTGTCGCAAACCCGCTGTCGAAGAAATTTTGTTGAAGAAGGTCAGGATAGACGGGGATATGTACTCAGTAGATCCTGAAGACTACATGTTGGAGAGGTAGATTTTGAAGAAAGAAGTATTGGGCGAACATCTAGCAATCAAGCCACGTTTAGTGAGTGAGCTTATTCCCTATGCCAGAAACGCGAAAAATCACCCCGAGGAACAAATTTCCAAAATTGCTGCCAGTATAAAAGAATTTGGCTTCAATAATCCCGTTGCTGTCGATGGTGATAACGGCATAATCGCCGGCCATGGCCGTGTTATGGCAGCGCAGAAACTTGGACTTAAAACTGTTCCGACCGTTGAACTGTCGCACTTATCCGAGACGCAAAAACGCGCATATATCATCGCTGATAATAAGACCGCAGAATCAGACTGGCTGGGCGAAATGCTCTCTCTGGAAATGAAAGAACTCGCTCTTGAAGACGATTTTGACATGTCTCTTTTAGGATTCGACAAAGACGAATTAGGCGAATTCCTCAACTACAAAACCTCTGAATTGCCGGCAGGTGGATTGACTGATGAAGACGAAGAGCCGCCACCGCCTGAAGATCCAGTTACAAAACTGGGGGATGTTTGGATTCTCGGAAATCACCGTCTAATGTGTGGTGATTCAACGCAAATCGATCAGGTTGAAGTTTTGCTCGACGGCGAAAAGGCTGACATCACCTTTACAGATCCGCCCTATGGCGTTGCATATACCGGAGGCGCCAAGAAGCGAGAAGCATTAGCCAACGATGAGCGGGGCACCGTTATTTATGACGAAGTGCTCCCAGTGATAGCTTTGGTAACGAAGAAGGGCGCACCACTTTACCTTTGGTATGCTGATGTGGTATTAGCAGCCGCAGCCGCAGCCGCAGCCGCAGCCGGTTACGAAATTAAGGCTCAAATTGCTTGGGTAAAAAATAATGCTCAATTCGTCACGTCGGCGCATTACAAGGGCAAGCACGAGCTTTGTATGTATGCTCACCAGAAAGGCGAGCGGGCTCCTTGGTATGGTCCGAACAATGAAGTCACCGTTTGGAATGTTGATCGCGCAAACAAGAACGAATATCACCCGACGCAAAAGCCTGTTGCCCTTTCAGAAAAGGCATTAACCAATTCTTCGAAGACTGGCGATATTGTCTTAGATCTTTTTGGCGGATCTGGCTCAACAATGATCGGAGCTGAAAAGATTGGCCGTCATGCTCGCCTTATGGAATTGCAGCCAACCTATTGCGACGTCATCGTCAAACGATGGCAAGAATTCACCGGCAAACAAGCCACCCTCGAACTTGATGGATTGACGTTTAATCAGTACTCGAAAGAGAGAAAGTCTTTGTCTAAAAAGGCTTAACCCTTAATAATCTAGTTGCGGAGCCATGTTTGGACTTAGCGCCAGTCCGAGCGCAACTCCGCGCCAACTTCTAAATATCTGCCGAACTTAACGCAGATCCCTTGGCTCTAATTCGTCGGTGAGATCGCCGGATTGGGGATTCAAGGCGTTTGCTTTGTCAATTAACCTTTGCATCAAATTAAATTGTCGGCAAATTATGAGTTATGCCGAAGAAGAAACTCCCTGCAAAAACATTGGAAGGCACGATTGCTCGAGAGTCGAAGAAATCGTCCGACGTCTTTAATCCAGAGACTCTAACCGCGATCCAAGTCCTTGCCGCGTGCTGTTTCACGGACAAGGAAATTGCTTTAGAGCTTGGAATGAGCGTTCAAAAGCTGGCCGAGAACAAGAAAAAATATCAAGCGTTTGCCGAAGCCGTTGAACTTGGTCGAATGAAGGCAAAGAAAAAATGGGGTAAAGCCTTACTTCGAAAAATCGATGAAGGCGATATGCAGGCGATCAAATTCTACGGAACTCACGTTTTGAAGATGTCGGCGCCAAGGGCGGACGAAGACGCCGGGAAAGGAAGCACGACAAATATTGTCGTTTTCTCCCCTGAAGACATGCAAAAAGACGCTTGGCAAAAAATGGTTGAAGAAGCGAAGAAGCGCGCAACTGAAGCAGAGCCACAGCCAGAAGAAGAAAAGCCGGAATGGATGCAAGGCGACAACGTCATTGATCTGCCGGCAATAACTTTAAACCCAGCATCAAGGGAGATTCCGCAAAGTGGAACTTCCTAAGATCGATTCATCAAATGTGGCGCCATTTGAAGTAAAGCCGCAGCCAGGCCCGCAACTGTTTTTAGTTACCTGTCCCTACCAGGACATCTTTTTTGGCGGCCAGCGTGGTGGCGGGAAAGCTCAAACGCTTGACTCTGTGGTGCATACGCCGTTTGGACCGAAACGAATGGGCGACATAAAGTTGGGCGATCAGGTCTGCAATCCCGAGGGTGGAATCGCCAATGTAATCGCAATTCATCCTCAACCAAAGCAGCAAATCTACAAAGTAACTATGGCTGACGGTGCGACGACTCGCGTCACCGGTGGGCACATTTGGCTTTCGCGGATTGTCGGGCAGAAACTCAAAGCGAAAAGGCGATGGATGCACGTTTCTCGTTATTTGTATGAGGGAAGAGATTATCTCAACTGGAAGCTCTTCACGACGCTTCAACTTAAGGAATGGATCGCCAAAGGACCAGCGAGCCACAACAGCAGACTGCCAGTCTTGCCTTTGCCACAACCGTTGACCTATACCGTGAGTGGACGGAACCCCGCCAAAATTGATCCTTACATTCTTGGTTTGATCATTGGAGATGGGCATTGCGGTGACACCGGTATTGGCATCACTTCTGCCGATAAAGAGATTGGAGACATGCTACTCCAACTGGGCTTTGTTGAAAACCGGAAGCCCGGAAATGCAGCATCAACCTATTTAGCTCGAGGGGAAATATTTCAAACCTTAAGAACAGCCCTTCAGCAGCTCGATCTGTACGGCTGTAAATCCAATAGCAAATTCATCCCCCGCCAGTTTCTCTACGGTTCAATTGAAAACAGGTGGGAGTTACTTCGTGGGTTGATGGATTCGGACGGTTCGGCAACTCCAGAGGGCAAGTTGAATTACTCGTCGGTGAGCAAACGCTTAGCCGACGAAGTCCGCACTTTGATTGAAGGACTCGGTGGCTGGGCGACCATATGGGAGAAGCCAGGAAAATATAGAAACGAAGAAGGCGAAATAGTTGAATGCCAGATTTCTTACAACCTTTACATTAAGCTTCAAGACCACAGTCAAGCATTTCGGCTTAAACGAAAGAAGGAGAGAGCGGCCAAGTATTCATTCAATGGTGGCGCTGATCAATGGCGCAAAATTGTCTCCATTGAAGAAGACGGCTTTGAAGAAGCTCAGTGCATAACAGTCGATCATCCGAACGGGCTTTACCTCACAGATAATTGCATTGTCACCCACAACAGTTTCGCAGTTCTTCTCGACTTTATTTATCATGCTGCAAAATACGGCGAACACGCTGTCGGCTTGATTGTTCGTGAATCGTATAAAGAGCTTCAGGATTTCAATGAAAAGAAAGCCATGCCAATTCTGTTTCGGCTTGGCTGGGATTGGAACGTTGGACGACAGACATGGTATGCGCCCAACGGGGCCACTCTTCGCATGGGGCACATGGCGACTCAAAAGGACGCAAATAAGCTCCTTGGCGCCGAGCTAACCTGGTTTGCTGTTGAAGAAATTGGTAATTTTCCAAACGACAACATCGACAAGCCGGAGCCCGGATCTAACGTCGGACTCGACATGATTCGCGGATCGATGAGATCGGCTCACGGTGTACCTGTTCGCTTCCTTTGTACTGGAAATCCAGGCGGAATTGGGCATCGCTGGATCAAAGCGCGGTACGTTGATCCGGCTCCGCCGATGACACCTTTTAAAGACGAAGAAACAGGTCAGTGGCGCGTTTTCATACCTTCTTCAACAAAAGATAATCCGATTTTGATGGAAAGCGATCCCGAGTACGTGGATCGTTTGCGTGCCGTCGGATCGAAAGCCCTGCAAAAGGCATGGATCGAAGGCGACTGGGAAATTTCACTCAAAGGCGAGATTTTTGAACGCCCCTGGTTCGGCTGGTACGACTGGAATCCGGAAGACGCGATTATGCCTCGCATTGGCATTGGCTCCAAGTGTCCGCCGATTCATGGCCGATTTTCATCATGGGATACGGGCTGCAAAGTCGAAGAGGTTCATTCTAAGACAGCCGGACTTACCTGGGCGACTTCCGTCAATGAAATTTTCATTCTCGATATGTTTAACAAGCGAGTTCAATTTCCTGTACTCGTCGATACAGTCAAGATGTCTTCTCGAAAATGGAGACCAGAAGCAATTTGGGTCGAGGAAAGATCTTCCGGCATTCAATTGGTTCAAACATTGCGCACTGGAACACAACTCCCAATCAAGCCAGTTCAGGTCACCCGTGACAAAGAGAGCCGAGCTCATGCCGTCAGCGCCGGATTGACGACAGGAAAAGTACTTTTGCCCTCCAAGTGTCCATGGGCTTACGATTTGTTGGAAGAGCTTTGCGCATATCCACAAAAAGGCGAAAGCGATTTAGTCGACGCTTTCACTTTGGGAATGTCTCAGATTTCTTATTCCGAAGAAAGAATCAAGAAATTCAGGAATAGCGCAGGATACCGAAACCGCTCAATTTACGGAAGATAGATGCTCAAGTATTTGCAAGAAACACTCAAGAACGACAGACCGGCTTGGCAAAATGCTGATGATCGCTTTTGTGATTTAGATTTACGCGATAAGTTTCTTTCCTCTCAAGCTTACGACCACCTGAAACACAACTTTTCGCAGGAAGAGGATAGCAATCAGGATTTCATACCTATATATAAGCGTCGGCCTTCAGTTATCTACCCTTATGCTTCGGCAATTTCGGCTCTCGTTGCTCGCAAAACCTTTGGCGGACGTCATGCGCCCAGATTGACTCACGATAAAGACGAAGTTCGAATGAAGGTTGAAAGGCTTCTCCAAGAGGCCAAGTTTAGCCGACTCATGATCCAAATAGCCAAATGGGCGTCTGTTGGTTCGATGGGCGTTACGTACAAAATTTTAGGCGAAGGCGACAAAGGCAAAATCATTGCAACGCCATGGAGAGCGAAATATTGCACTCCCAGATATGACAAGATGCAGAATTTGAAGTCTTTGCGGATTGCCTATCCGACCTGCGGTTATGAGTTTTTGGCTCGAGGCTGGGACAAAGACATTAAAGGCGATCCAATTATTGCAACCGGAAATTATTGGCGGATTGTCGATCAGACTAAAGAGTACGAACGTTCTTATACGCCAATTTTCGAAAGTATGTGGAAGCCGTCTGATGGCGATAGTCTTTTGCAATTCAATGAGAAGGAAGACGAGGTCAAACACAATCTCGGCATTGTTCAAGCGCATTGGTTCACCAATTCAACAACCGGCTCACTTCCAGACGGCGAATGCTTGTTTGGTGCCGCTCTTCCCATTTGCATAGATATTGACTTCACTTTATCTTCGCTTGGCCGGGCCATCAGATACAACGCCTCGCCCCAGGTCGTCACAATTGGCGAAATGGTTGACGGCAATGGCGGAGCAGCCGAGGACGGCAAGCCCAAGGCTCGTTCACCACATATGATGCTGATGTTTTACGCCGGCGAGAAAGACGCGGGCGGCGGAACCGTTAATGCTGGCGATGCCAAACTTCTTGAAATGACCGGGGAAGGCATCAAAATTGGTTTGGAGTATGTCCAGTTTCTACGGAAATTGGCCCAAGAATCAACTGCAGCGATCGTAAAAGATCCCGATCATGCCGGAACATTGATCACCGGGGCTGCCATGGATTCTTTTGATGATAACTTCATCGACCTTATCCAAGATCTTCGCTGCTGCCTTGGCGATGACGGGACATTGCAACTCACTCGCCAAATGTGTCTTGTTGCAATTGCAGCCAAACACCCAATCATGGCGGGCGTTAACGTCGAGGATATTGACGGTCTTAAATATCAATGGCCCAAAGTTCACGAGCTGACGCCTCAAGACCTACAACAACTTGTCGCTTCTTTTGTTCAAGCAATTACCGGGCCGACTGCCAAGGGCGCCATGGGCGGCTTGGTTCAGTTACCGGGCTGGAAGCCTCTAATCGATCCCGAGGACGCCCGTAATTACATCTACGACAATTGCGATTTTCCAGTTGAGTCGACTGACTATATAGAGGATGGGATTTTACCTGACGGCGAGAAGGATGACGGCAAAACCGCCATAGACACGCCTGATGAGTCTGATGTTTTGCCACCAAATGAAAAATTGAAAAAAGGAGTTACAGGCTAATGGCTAATGGCGACAGTATTTATTTAGTCAACGGTGTTGCGCCGACAACCTATAAAGGTTGGAAAGCGCTTGACGCATCGAGTGCAACCTCTGGCGATTCGGGCTGGCTTGATCCGTTGCCCTATTCGAAATTTTCGCTTGAAGTGACGGGAATCGCTGCCGGCGACAAAGTCAAACTCTGGGGCACGAATAAAGAATTTCCGCTGTCGAGTGATGCGGGCCAATTGATTGGCGCCGAATTGACAGCAAATGGATATACGCAATTCACCGGCTCTTATGCCAGATTGCGTGTTACACAGAGCGCTAATGCTGGCGGTGGTTCTGTCACTGCCGTTTTATTGGCGACAAAATAAGGAGAATCAAACCAACCATGTCAGACGAAACCCCTAAAAACGTCGAAGACCCCAAGCAAGAAGATCCGTCCAAAAACCAAGATCCTCCAAAGAAGGAAGATAAATCCGCTGGCGACGACAAGCGAAAAGCTTGGAGTACGGACGATTATGAACATGAACTGTCGAAAGTTCGAGGCGAAGCAGCCGAAAAGAGAAAAGCTCTTAGCGACTTGCAAAAGAAACTCGATGCTCACGAAGAAGAAAAGAGCAAAGCTGAAACAGACCGACTGAAAGCTGAAGGCAAATTCAAAGAAGCTGCCGAGAAAGCCGAGAAGGATCTCCAAGACTACAAGAAGATAGCCGAACAACGCGCAATCAAAGCTGAAGCGAAAGCCGCGGCAATTGCTGCCGGCATGAATCCCAATGCGGCCAAGTTTCTTGATACGACAAATGTCAAATATGACGATGCCGGAGAGCTTTCCGGAATCGAAGAAGCCATTGCTCAAATGAAGAAGGATCTGCCTGAAGTTTTCAAAAAGGAATCCGACACTTCCAAAGACGTAAAACCAACTGGCTCGGAGAAAGATGATCCGCCTCCCGCCAAAAAGGGAACAACTCCAACCGCAATGGCAACTGACTCGAAAGGCAATTTCCTGATCTCCGACAAAGATCTCGATAAAGCGATCAAGGAAATGGCCAAAAAAATATAGTTGACAAAAGTCAAAGCAGCTATCAATGATTGTGGAGTAGGTCAGGCACCTACTCCAATCTTTTTAGAGCCAGGCGCTCCGTGCGGGTTGTAACCGCAACGTAAATCTCTCAAAAACTAGTCCGGGCCAGGCGCCCTCAGTGTCACACAAGACTAAGAGGGGTTTCCTTATAATGTCCGGCAATTTCCAAAATCTTCCAACAGCTCTGCAAGTAGTCATTCAACAAGGATGGCTTGAACGCAAAATTAGAGCCGCATTGCAAAACAAACTTGCATATCGCGCTCTCGTAGAAAAAGAAACTTTCCCAACTAGAATTGGCGAAGCTTTCAAAAGAACTCGCACAGCGATGTTGCCGGCTGTCGTTAAGAAGCTCGTTCCGTCGGATATGTCCAACGCAGCTTCTTTGACCAATGGACAAACCGCGCAAACCGCTCCTGGCTATGAACAATGGGACGTAACTCTTGAAGAGCACGGCACTTTCCTTGGCTTGAACCGCAAGCAAGACAAGGTTTCTCTCGTCAATAACTACTTGAGAAATGCTGGCTTGCTGGCCAATCAATCAGCCAAGTCTCAAGAACACATGGCTCGCAATCCCTTGTTTGGCGCTTATCTGAGTGGAAACAGCTATGTTGTAACAGCATTGGGTGCAGGCACAAGCACGACCGCGCTCGTTAATGACATTCGCGGCTTCGACACTGTTTTGATTGCAAACGGCACTCTGGCAGCTACAAGCGTTTCAAATCCTTTGACTTGTTATGCAACCAAGCCGGATAACACCGTTGTCACTCTTTCGGTGACGGGCGTTGTCGCAGAAGGTACAAATCACAGCTCTGCTTCTCAGCTCTCTTCGGACGGCGTTGAACAGGGCGGAATCTCCGGCACTTTGACTTTTGCTGATGCTGGCGGCACTTTGCCGGACGGTACAGTTATCAAAGCAATCCATGGTTCAACCATTTTGCGCCCGAAAGGCAAAACTCGCACTTCAGCCTTGCTGGGCGGCGACATGCTGACTCTCTCATTGCTTTTGGATGCAAAGCTTGCACTGGAAAACAATGGCGTTTCCGGAGCAATTGATTGCGTTCTTGATCCTTCTTCATTGCGTCAACTGTATGCCGATCCTGAATTCCAGAATCTTCACACTGGCGGCAGAGCTGATACTGAAATGAATACTGGCATGATTTCAGCAATTCTCGGAATCAATTTCCGCACAACTACTGAAGCATTCCAGCAACCGGCATTCTCCGGAACCGGCGCTCACAACATTCCTGTTGCTGTCCGTAGACCAATTCTTGTCAGCGAAGGCTGCATTGTTGAATCGACTTTCGAAGCCGATACTGAACAGGAAGATCAAACCATCCATAACATCGTCACCGTTGACGGCGTTAATTTCATCGACAGACCATCCTTGGACGTTTTCGCTCAAAACGTCACACAGGCATGGGAATGGACCGGTTGTTACAGTGTTCCACAAGACCAATCGATGACAGCGGCGATTATGCCGACTGCATCCGGCGCCCGCTACAAGCGCGCTGTGGTTATCGAGCACGCAGGCTAAGCCTTTCGGCGAGGGGAGTGAGCGGACCCGAAAGGGTCCGCTTACATAATTAAGAGTTTTCTGGAGAACAAAAAACAATGTCGCTGAATCCTAATGCAAGACTTCTGCCTGCTTTGAACGCTTCAACTATGGTCAATGGGCAAGTCGTTCCACTTTCTCCTTCTGATCAACTTGCATCGGACGCGAGACTTTTGGCGACCGCGACAATAACCGTCGGGGGTTCAATTACGAACCTCGACAAATTGCGAGTAAGGATTAAATCAGGCGCTCTTGAGATTGATGTAACTGCCGCCATGACGGGCGGTGACACTACCACTACCGCAGCGGCCAAAGTTGCAGCCGCAATCAATGCAAATGCGACTTTGCGAGATCTTGGTTATGCAGCTTCTTCGGCTGCAGCTATCGTAACTTTGACCGGTTATGGACCAATTCCAATGATTGTCGCTCTCGATTCATGGGCCGAGTCGGCTGGTTTGACTTTGACGTGCGGCGGGACGGTCACTTCCGGCGAAATGGAAATCGTCAAATTCGTTTCTGATTTGCTTCCGCTTGGATACAAATATGTCAAGGTTCTTTCAGCTTCGACAACTACTGCGCGCGCAACCGCAATCAAAAACGCTATTAATGCTGATGTTGATCTTGCCAATGCCGCCATTACTGCAACATCTTCTTCGGCTATTGTCACAATCGACTTGAGTGCAGTTGATTCTGACGTCACCGTGACTTCTTATGCATGGCAACCTTCGGCAACCGTTACTGTCGGCGGCACGCCTGCTGATGGCAATGCGCCTATTTTGGTTTTCACTGCAACTGGCTTGCCTGGTGGAGATACCACGATCAACTATACCGTTTCGGGATCACCGACGACAACTCAAGTCGCAACTGCCTTGGCGGGCGTCATTAACGCAAATTCTGAACTTATTGCAGCAGGTATCACAGCCAGCCCATCAGGAGCTGTCGTGACCGTGACCTTGCCCGACAATATTGGCGGCATCGTTCTTTCCAGAACAAATGACACCACGACTTACACTTTGAGCGCTGGTCCGACTGAAACTATTGTCAAAGCCGCCGAAGCAACTGAAACTATGACAATTTCACAGGTTTTCACGGGCGGAGGCGGCCCGATTCTGCCAACCGCAGATTTCCAATACATGTACAACGGACAACCCCTGTCTTTCAGAGCTGGCTTCCCCGCGGAAGTTACAAGTGACCTTTTGACAATGCTTCTGAGGGACGCACAACAGATCTCTTAAGGAGTTCATTCCAAAATGGCAACCAATCCCCCCGCCGAAACAACAACCTCAACCAAAACAGCCGCTCAAGAAAAACTTGAAGAATTGAAGCGGAATGCAATTGCAAAAAACCAACCGGCCGCAGCCGACAAAATTGAAGCCTACAGAATTTCAGCAGATTGCAGAACTGCTTTGCACGGTTCGATTGTTTCTTACAAGAAAGACGACATTGTTTCCGATCCTGGAATGATCGTTCAATTGAAAGCGCAAGGAATAGACATGCTTCCGATTGAAGCGGCTTTCCATGAATGCCCAAATTGCAAATCCAGGTTCGCGGCGGCCACAGCAGAAAGGAAGTAAATGCTCACCGACATGGAACGAGTCGCAATCAGAAGTCACCTCGGGTATCCGCCCGTTGGTGCTCCGCAGATTGCGCCGGGCCGCGTCGGGCGTTATTTGCTCACGAATATCGATCTTTCCGTTTATGACGACTCTTTCAATGCTTTGGAGTTTCGTTTAAACCGTTTGCGTGCAGCAGAAGAAGTCCTTTTAACTGGCGCTGCATATGGGGCAATTTATTTCGGAAACCTTCAGCCGTTCACGACAGCTGATTCAATCACGATAACGATTACTCAAGGGACGGCGATTGATAAGGAATTGACTTACACCGCCTTAAATGGCGAGAAGCTCATTCCGTTCATGACAAGGATTTCAACAGCAATCAATCAAGACGTTGATTTGACGGCCGCCGGCTTTACTGGCTCCTTCCCAAATGACGGCTCAATGAGTGAATTCGCGATCTTTGCTCCCGTGGAATTTGAAATTGCTATCACCACGACCGGCAATATGCTGGCTACTTTGAGCGGCTTTGGCAAGCTGCCGAATATGCACTTTGATTCTTGTTGCGATTCGGGCGAAGTCGTTTATGGACTGATCAATATCTGTGATGCTTTGGAAAATGCGATTGCAGGCTCATCTAAACAACTTGGCTTTGCCAGAACAGGCGATGTCTACTTTAATGGCCGTGTTTTGAGAGAAAGAGAAAAACTCTACCAAAGATATAGGAAGCGTTTGGCCGAATTTCTGAAAGTGCCATTCTTTGCAAGTAGCACGGGCGGCGGTGGGGCTGGAAGGTTTGTCTGCTAATGTGCAATTCAATGGCGCGAGAGATACAAGCGCTCAGGAATTGCGCTAAAGGTCTGGAAGCCTCAATGAGTGGGGTTCCTTTTGACGTTTATCGCCTCAAATCGACGGTGAGCGGAGACTTCATCCAGGACGCAACCCGGATCGCTCAAAACGTCATGATTTCCTATACGGTGAAAACCTCTAAGGATGTCGAAGGTTCGATGGAAGTCCCGAAATGGCAGGAGCTTGTTGTTTATGCAGTCACAGGCAATTTTGCGCAATTTCATGTCGGTGACGTGTTTGTCTGCCGTGACACTGTTGCTGGGGATAACCATATACGGTTACCGGGTACGCGAGAACTTAACGCATTTGCGCTGGCCTCGGACGCCTTTCTAAAACTGTCGCTCGGAGCTCGGATAAACACCCAAATTTCAATCAGTCGTCAGTCAAAGACAACCAATGATGAAGGATTCTTTGATCCGACGGCTAAAAATTCCCAAGTTCTCAAAATCAACAACGGCCGCTGTCAGTTGATGCCTTCCGAATCGAAGCCGCACATAATACCGGCCGGGCTTGTAGCTGCACGCGGAACCTATGGTGAAAGAGACTTTGACGGCGTTCCCGCAATGGAAAGGAAGTCTTCTTGGATTTGCTTCGTTCCGCCTTTGCCGGGATTGAAATTTAGAGAAGGCGATCGCATCCAAGGACAAGACGGAGCCCTTTATAAAGTTGTCGTCGCATATACGGAAGAGGTTGGCTTTATTGGTTCTCAGTTGTTTTTAGAACGCGAAAACGCGCAACCCGGTTAAACGAAATGGCGACAGTAACTCAAATCATGCAAAAAGTTAAGGCCGTCATCGAGGCGGCTGTCGCTGATTTGTTGATTGACGGGAATCCGGCCGACATAACCGTCGGACTTGGCTGGCCGGATGTTGAAAGATTGCAAGATGTCGCCCGCGGCAAGATGTTGATCTCGGTCCATGAGCGCTTAACTGGAAAGGTTCCGCGCAGGTACTTGAACCAAACCCAGCAATTCACCCCGCTTCCTTGCGGAATCGCGGCTGTTTTGTCAAATGATGTAATCGGCCCGACTGGCTCAGAAACTTTGACTTTGTCATTCTCGGTCGGCTCAAGTGCCGTCAACCAATATGACGGCGTCGGACTTGGCGCGGCATTTGGTTTTCTCGAGTCTGGCGCGACTGTGATTGCGAGCACCGGCAATTCTCTTCATGACGTTGCATCGGCGTTGGCAACAAACATTAATGCGACCGATGTTTTGTCTGATTGGATTTCCGCCTCGGCAACTGGCGCTGTCGTTACTTTGACAAATCTCTTATCCGCGCCTTTGAAAATTGCCAAAGGCGTCGGGAACAGAACTATCAGAACGAAGGAAACCGGCAGAGAACAAGCCGATCTTCAAATAACGCTCTGGGCCGACTCACAAAAGTCGCGTTATTCCATTGGGGATATCATCCAACCTCTTTTGAACGACCTTGAAGATCAAGGAAGAGTCCAAATCAATGCCGGCGACCACGCAAACTTTGGCTATAACGGCTCAATGAATAATGATGCCGACGTCCAAAAAAACACTTATCGAAGGGAATTTTTGCTTAGTGCTGAATATTCAGTTAGAAAAACAGACTTCGCATACCCTGTCTTGGCTCAAATTCACACTTATAACAATCCAAGAAATCCCGCGACTTAACTTGACGCGCCAAAACTTTGTTTTGCATCGCCCAAAATCTCCGCTTACGTTTGATATCGAGGGCAGAGATATCAGTTTGGAGATCCGCAAGTGGCACAGATTATTCAGTCGAGTTCTTTCAATCCGATCAATCTTCGGGCAAACGGTCTTTATATCGTTCGCCGTCCACCTTCGGGATTTAAAGCCGCAGTCGCAACCGATGTAATTGGATTTGTCGGTGGAGCTGATTGGGGTAAACGAAATCAACCAACTCTAGTTGGTGATGTGCGAGCTTACGGCCGCGCATTCGGCCCCTTGAATGCAGCGTCTTTGACTGATGTTCATGACATGGCGATTGCAATCAATGTCGCCTTCTCCCAATCCGCTGGCGGAAGCCCTATAGAGGCGCTCTGTGTTGCCGTAGATGACGGCACGGCTGATTATGCAACGATTGCCCTTGTTGACACTTCCGGCTCTCCTAAAGCCGGTGGATCGCTCACCGCAAGATGCGTCGGGACTGCTGGTAACGCAATTACCGTCAATTTTGCAGCTGGCACAGTCACCAATACCGTAAACGTCAAGATTTTTGCCTTCGATGGCGCCGATTCTGAAATTTACGAAAACCTTCCTTCTGCCGGAGCTGGTGTTTTCTGGGCTTCCTTGAAACAAGCCGTCAATTTCGGAAATACTTTGCGTCCACCTTCTAAGCTCGTTCGCTTCGTTGACGGAGTTGACGTTGCAACCGCAATCACTCCAGCGCTTGGCACCTTTGATTTGACCGGTGGATTGTCTGGCCGTTCCGGAATCGACTCAGCCGACTTGCTTGGTTCTGATTCCTCAGTTCCAAAAACCGGCGCCTATTCGTTGCGTTCGCAAGATCCTTCTCCGTCTGTCGTTGTCCTTTGCGGCAACTATGACAATACAATCTATTCAAGCCTTAAGACTCTCGCTGAGTCCGAAGGCTGGATTCAATTGCTCGATTTTAGCGCTGGTACTTCAAGCGCAACTGCAAAGGCTAACAAGAAAACCTATGCCGTTGACTCGTTCAACGTCGGCTATTGCTGGAACCAAACCTACATTTACGACTCAGTCAACGGACTCACCAGGCTTCTGCCGGCGTCTTACACGATTGGCGGCAGGATTGTTTCATTGCAACCTCAAGAGTCCTGCGGAAACAAGGAAGTCTTCGGTATTGTCGGAACAGAAAGAAACGATCCTTCAACTGGCGATGTTCCATTCAGTGAATCGGAAGAAGGAGATTTGGAGCAATCGGGAATCCTCTTCATCAAGAGAGGTATTCCACGCAATGCCAACATCTTTGGGATCAAGCACGGGATGTCATCGCTCACTGGTTTCAATACTTCAAACCTTGCGCATACCCGCATAATCACATTCTTGTTTAAGACCGTTGAGTCTGCTGTCGGCCAGTTTGTCGAAGAAATTCAAACCACTGATGTCGATGATCAAACCCGTTTGGGCGTCGAAACGGCTGTTAATTCAGTTCTGATCGAAGCTCAGAAAAATAGACTGGTCGATCAATTCAAGGTCCAATGCGATCTCGACAACAACAGCCCAGCAACAATCGCCGCTGGTCAACTCAACTACAAGACCGAGATCCGCCCAATTGGACATGCCCGATTCATCATCTGGGATTTCACCTATGACGTGAACGCCCAGGTCGCCTAATCAATCCCATCACAACCAGCCGAAAGCCAGTCAGGAAGCCAGAAAGGAGATAACCGCAAATGTCGGATCAAGTGATTCAAGACTTTAACATCGGAAAAGACGCGACAGTAATGTTCAAGTTTCCGAGTGGGCAAGTTATCTCCGGCGTTCAGCTGGCGCACATCGAATCGGTCAGCGTTAAGCGTCTCCAAAAGATGACCGAAAAGACGCCGATGACAAACAATGGCGATACTCTTCGTCGCTCTCATCCGCAAGGATACGAGCTGACAATGAAATGCACCCGTTATAACGGCAACTTGACTGAAGTTTTCACTCAGATGGATGAGAACTACAGAAACAGCGGATTGCCACAACGTTTTGATGTAAACATCACCGTTAGAAACCCTGATGGCACCTTGAATCAAGGCACATTCACCAATTGCGTTTTTGAAAACTTCGGCTTCGGCGACTTCGAAGGAATCGATGCCGTCAGTCAAGACGTGAGCATGAAGGCTCAAAGATACGTAAAAACAAAATAGAGGACTGAATGTCAGACAAAGAACCCCCCGCCGGCAGTTATGACCGGAATGTAAAACGCTCTGTAAAAGTCGAAAGAAGAAAAGACAATTTTGCGCAGGCAACGGAAAGAGAAGCGGCCCAAAGGGAGCAACTCGAAAACCAAGAAGCGGCCGCAAATCAAGTCATGGACGCGCTTGCTGCTGGCTCCATTCAGCCGCAGGAGCCTCCGCAATTGACTCGCGAGCGCAGAAGAGATCCCGTCGAATTTCAAATACCAAACGGACTGACTATTCAGATGGCGCCTCCTAGAGAAGCCATTCAATTTCGCATTGCCAAAATCTACAAGCAAGAGCTCAATGTGGATCAGTCGGTAATTTATGCAAAAGCTATTTTGCATATTACGAAGATCAACAACGAATTTATTTCACCTCCGACAGACCGAATACAGCTTGAGCTTATCGCTAACAGGCTTGAGACAGACGGGCTCGAAATGGTTGCAAACAAAATGATTGAGCATTTTATGGGCATCGATTTAGATGCTCTTAAAAAAAATATGCTCGGATTTTGACCATTACGAAATAGTCTTTCTAGTTCGCAATGGACTCGACTATCAAGAGGCGCTTAATATGCATCCAATGGAGCGTCGAGCATGGTTCTATCAGCTTGCCATGATGGATGGAAATGAAGTGAACTGGGAGACGGGAAGAGTTTCGAAAAGGAAGAAGTAATGTCAAAAACATTCGACAGCTTCTTCCTCGCATCACAGCACTGGAAGACCCGCGTTAAGCCAGCCGTTAAAAGAAACCTTCAGGGCAGCCTGCAAATGCTCGCTCAGGGCGTTCAAAAGCGTGCAATTGATTCTGTCGGACATTACCAACCGGCAATTTCGCCTTTCCCGGAATGGGCACCCTTAGCGCCCGCGACAATTGCGCGAAAAATGCGGGGAAGAAGAGGCCGCGGCTGGGGATTGAATGGCAATCCAGATTCTCCGCTTTATCGCACTGGCGAATTTAGAAAGCACATTTTCTATCGAATCAATCAGCGAGATTTGACCGCGACAATCGGAACGACAAAGGATTACATCGTCAATACGGAACTCGGAACGTCGCGAATGCCACCAAGACCCGTGTTTGGTCCGGCCGCTATGCGAGAAGTTCCTTTGCAGCTTTCAAGCATTCAAGCCAATATGGTTATGGGTTTATTCGGTACTTTCGCAAACGGCAAAGCAACCGGTATTTTCATTGGTGACTAAATGCTCAATCTTTTCAAAGTCGGTGTAACTGTCCAGCTTCTTGATCGCGTTTCAGGAGGTCTTGATTCCATTGGGACGGCTTTAGATCGGGCACAAAAACATACTGGCGCTTATCAGGATTCATTAAAGGGCTTGCAGGCGCATATAGACAAGCTGAGCGCTATCAAATCTATCGGCGAAATGGGCTTTCACGATAGCGTCGGAATGCTTGATGCGATGATCGATCCGGCCAAGGAATATACATCCCAGATTATCCGAATGAATATGGCCGGTCTTGAGCACGAAACGATCGCCAAAAACATTGGCACAGCATGGGAAGTCGCCGGGAAAGTGATGACGACGACTGCAACGGATAACCTGAAAACGCTTTCGGAGCTTTATGGTGTTATCACAGAGAAAGGCGGAACCATGGAAGAAGCTCGAAATCTTCTTCCGCGCTTTCAAGAAATGAAAATGGTTTTGATGGCTGGCTCAGAGCATCCAATTGAAGGGCTTAGAGTAGAGGGACTTGCTTATGATGCTGTAAAAGCCGCTGAAATGGTTGGAAAAACCGGACAAGAAGGCATCGTTCACATGGCCGACATGATGGAAAAGGTCATGATTGCATCCGGTGGCAAAATCACTCCAACTGACTATCAAAACTTTTTCAAATATGCCGGACAGGCGAAGATGAGCCTTTCCGAGAACGAACTTTTTGGAGTTCTCCCGGAATTGATGATTGAAATGAAATCACGAGGCGGCGGCTCAGGCGGCTCAGGCGGACCCGGAACCATGTATGCCTCATTATTCTCGACGCTCGTCCAGGGCACCATGAGCAAAGCAACGGCAGGACATCTTCAGGAACTCGGTCTGATGAGCGGCGAAATGCTTAAAACAACGACGACCGGAACAGTCGCGGAAGGGCTTACATGGAAGGATGTCGCGGGCACAGATCCAAGCAAATGGATCATGCAGAAGCTTATCCCAGCAATCATGGCAAAGCATCCTGATCTTGAAGGCAACGAAGTTGGAATGGCGATGGAAATTGCCAAAGTCATGAAGGGCCCGAGGAAAACCACGGCCTTGATTGGTGAAATCTTCAACAAGGAAACAGCGGGCATTATTGCGAAGTTTCGCGAAAACCGTGAGCGTGTTTTGCCGCACGATCAACTTGTCGAACAAGCCAAGACTAGCCCGCGCGTTCTTGATGCGTCATTTGCTGCGCAGTGGGAAAGCTTGATGACTGTTTTCGGCAATGAAATTATGCCGTTCTTCACTCCAATGGTTCGCGAATTGACGGCAGGTTTAAAAGGCGTTGCGGCATTCATGCGCGATCACAAATGGGTTGCTCAAATGTCAGTGATGGGAGTTGCTTTAGGCGGTCTTGGAATGGGAATCCTTGCCCTCGGTGCAACCGCTGGGCTGACGGCAATTGCATTCGCTCCGTTAATGGCATTTTTGCCTGAAATTGGATTTGCGGCTGGGATTGCCGCAGCCGGAGTAACTTGGCTTGGCGCAACTTTCCTGTATTTACAAAAAGCGACCGCGAATATTGGCAATGGCATAGCCAGTGGTGTCGAATTAGCAAAAACTGCTTGGACAAACTTTGGACAGTTTGCCATGGAAACAATCGCGACGATTATTGAGCAGGGCGGTATTCAAATTGCTGGGCTTGTTTCGCTTTTCGATCAAAACAAAGGCGCGGAGATCTATGCAGCCAGCACAAATATGGCGCAAGGCCTTCGCGATTCCACTATGTTTGGCAGCCCAAAAACCGGGCCGTACTTGTCCGAAATTCGCGACGAGCAATGGCAAAACGGAAATGGAATAGATGGACAGAATATGCATCACAAGCATGAAGTCAATATTGCAGCAGGTGCAATCAATGTCGTCGCTCAAGCTGGACAAAGCGCTGAAGAAATCGCCCAAAAAGTAATTGAAGAAATCAACAAGGCGATTCTCAAGGGCATCCAAACCAGCGGCCCTGGAATTGGCATCATGAGCAGCCCTGTCTTTGGTGGCACTTAATGGTTGGCGGCAACATATTTCCAGGTGGAGGCTTTGCAGTTCCTGCTGGGACGCCCGCAAATTCGGCAAACAGTTCAAGCAGTGGCGAAGATCCGCTCAAGCTTGGCGGGCTGACAATTGAGAATTTTGCCGCACCCGACGAATTAGCGATCGGCTTGCAAAAGGCCTTTTGTATCCACGATTTCCCTGGCGGTGAAAGAGAACTTCAAATCTGGGGCGAGTTTTATAAGTCGATTACATGGACCGGGCTTTTGCTTGGTTCGGATGCCGAAGACAGGGCTCATCAGCTCGAGACTTTCATGAAGCGCAAATCAAGCAAGGTGCTTGAATGGCGCGGTTACCGTTTAGATGTCGAGATTGTCGATTTCGTCGCTAAAATTCTTTGGCGCAATGAGATTGAATATACAATCGAAGTCGTTCCCTATAGAGTTCAGAATGCCGCTGGTGGCAACCAATTCAACTCACCCGAAGCGATTCTTGATGCGAGTTTTGCGCAAGCCTCTGAAGCGGCTGGAGGACAAAGCCCTCCCTTTGAATTGCAGGCTGCCAAAGAACAAATCGACGATCTTCAGGATTTGGTCGAACAAAACTTGAAAGAATCCAATGGGAAAGTTTCAGACATTGATCCTTCAATAAGACTTTTTCTGGCAACCCAAGCCGCGACGATCAATTCGGGGCTTTTCAATATCATGCAATCCTCGGGGCCGGTGATTTCCTCGAAAGCTGCCGACCTGCGGACATATATGCAAGTCGTTCAAAACACGCTTAACGCGCCCGAGAAGCAATACAAAATGGTTCGTTATATAAATCCAAATCTCCTTAAAATTGCATCCGCTGAATATGGTGACGCCTCTTTATGGACCGTTATTAGGGACGCAAACGGTTTAGTCGATCAAGTTCTTGTCGGCGAATATGTTTTGAAGATTCCCTTGAATCCAACCACCGCTCAAACAACGACACAGCCGGTTTTCTAAATAAATGGGCGACATCAAAACCTACGAAACGACTGTGCTGATTGATAAGCAGGAAGTTCCATGCAAGGGCTGGAATATAACCGGGGGCGCCTTTGGCTCGGTTGGCACTGTCAGGCTTACGACGACATGCGAAATGCTCGACGCTGCCGGCGTTGATTTAGTTGGACTGGTCGATGCTTCAAAAATCATTCCCATTGACGTTTTCATTGATATTGATGGCAAGAAAACCCAGATTTTTGGCGGCTTTTATGATGACAATGATGGCGAATGGCCGCAGGAAGAAATAACTCTCAACGGCCGCGACTGGGCAGGCCTTTTGATGGATAAGAAATCCTGCATTGCCGGGGAGACGAAGACTGTCGAACGCATCGTGACAGAACTTTGCCAATTTAGCGGCATAACTCCACAAATCACCGGAAATGCTGATGTAAAGCCAGGAACAGATTTAAACGGCGCCAATATTTTGACAATGGGTCCGCAAGAGCATTGGTCAGTCATCCAAAAACTGGCCCAGTTCCTTGGCTATGAAGTGACGGTCCTTCCGCAAAAGATCCTTGTGTTTGGCCCGCCCGATTTGAATCCACCGCAAAGGACTTTCCACTATAAAGCCGATCCGGGTTCGAAGCCTGATTTGATCAAGCTGTTAAAACTCCATACCAAAAACAATAATCGCCGGAATAAGACTTTCAGAGTTGTTGTAACGAGCTGGGACCAACAAAGAGTCGCTAGATCAACCGGACAAGCCGTTGTCCTTGGCGATGACGTTTCAAATACTGGGCTTGGCAAATCAACCTACAATCCTTCAACCGGTCAGATTCAGACTTCCATTTCGACAGGCGGAAGCATTCCAGCTGGCATTTATGGTGGTTCAAGTGGTCCAATTGTTTCCAATACCATTGACGACAAGCTGAAAGACAAGCCAATCTTCAGATTCAACAGATCGGGACTTTCCCCGGCTCAAGCCCAGAAAGAGGCGGACTCAATCGCTCAAGATCTTGCAAAGCGAGAATTTGTCATTACTGGCGTCATCTCGGGAATGCCGGAAATAAAAGCACATGATCGCCTGACGATTGAAGATCATGAAAAGGGATTGCTTAAACCATTTGCGAGCCGGGGCTATAGCATTGTCGGCTTTGAGCATTCATTCTCGATGAATGAAAGAAACACCGAGTACACGACAAAGTTTTCAGCAGTGGCAATTCCACCGGGCATCTCCGATGATGTTTCTGCAACCTTCGCTAATTGGTCGACGACTTAAATGCTTTCACATCACGAATTTGTCCACTTAATCAAACAAGTCTGCGCGCAGCAAATGCAGGATATTCGCGCGGTCAGAATTGGACATATTTCGTCTTATGACAAGGCCACAAATCACGTCCGAGTCGTTATGCCTGATTTGACCGATCAAAACGGCGTGCCGATTGTTTCTCCTTGGATGCCTTTAGGCGTTCCAATGGTCGGAGCTGGGTTTGGAATGCTCTATTATCCGCACGGCGGAGCAACTCCAGATAATCCGGCTATTGGTGAGCAAGTCACTGTCCTACTTTTGGAAAGAGATTCTGGCTTTTCATTCTCGGCCAGTATGCACTATACAAGCATTCAGCCACCGCCGACGCCGACTGATTTCCAGCCCGGAGAGTTTTTAATCCGGCATGAGTCAAGCGCGTTTGTCCGCATGTACAAAAATGGCGATATTGGTATAAGCGCTGCAAATGACATGTTTTTGCTCGCCGCCAATGATGTGACGGTAGCGGCGGGCCGCGATCTCAATCTTTCAGCCCAAAGAGACATCATTGCTCTTGCCGGTCAAAATATAACCGGAGAAGCCGATAAGGAAAGTATCCAATTCACGGCCAAAAAGAACTTCACCGTTCAGGCTGAGCGAAATATCTCAATGGCGGCGGAAGAAGATTTCAATGCACTTGCATCAAAAGACATGAGCTTAACCGCTCAGGAAAATCTCGATGCAAATGCCAAGAAGGTTTCAATTCAGGCATCAGACGACGCGAGCCTGTTGGCTACAAAGACAATCACTATCGCAGGCGGAACGTCTGTCACGACAAGCGCCAGAACGGTAACAATCGACGCCGATACAACAGCTCGGATTCAAGGCGGACAACACGCTTATTTAACAGCGGCGGCCGTCAATATCTATGCTGCCAAAGATCTGGGTCCGTCCATTTCAACAACTCTTTCAACTAGGACAAGGCCAGCCACCCAAGAGGCTATTTCCGATATCAAGATAAACGGAAAGTCGGTAAGCATTTTGCGCGGAGCCGTTGCCCGCATCTTCAATCAAAACGATGTCGCTGCCGGCAATCAAAAAGGCATTCCAATTATGAATGGTCCGGCAAATGCTGAGATCATTCTAGGTGGTCGAACTGTCACAACTCAAAATCCTGCTTTTAGCGAAGCGAAAGACGGTGAGGTTATCGTTGATGCAGACAATTTCATCAAACTCAACTCAAAGAAAAAGATCGACATAATTGCAAAAACCAATCTGAAAATCGACTCGCAAGATGCTGTCATCAATTCAAGCCGGACAATGGCTATTTCTTCTCCAAGTATCAAAATTCGCGCCATAAACCAGACCGACTCAGATTTGACCTTGCTTGGAAGCCGAATAAATATCTCAACAAGCTCAGATTTCACCGATACCGCATACAAGCAAATTGGAATTACCACTCCGACAGATGGCGATATGCTTTTAACAAGTGGCGGCAAACTGACAGCGGTCATTGCTGACGAGATTGATATTTCATCGACAAATGATTGCTCGATTCATACAACTGGCGGCGGGAATTTGTTCCTCGGCCTTGCGCAAGCAGGACCAATTACAATCGATTGCAATAATACGATGTCGATTTTGAGCGCGTCAGGTGTTGCCACGACATTGATTGGCGGACAAGGCATCAATACCTTCAAGAAGCTCATGACAGAGGATTTCCTGGATCTTTACAATGCTCACGAGCATAGCGGTATATTCCCAGGCAGCGGAAATTCTGGCGCACCTTTGACGCCGGGAACCGCAGATGTGTATTGCACTCACGTCTTGGAGGCTGCTTAATTGATTTAGGCAATTGGAGATCTAAAAGTGGCAAACGGCGAAGTATTAGACACACTCTCTTCCGGCGCAGAGGAATGGCAGCTCATTAGATTTCTTGATGAGGTCAGCGCAGCGGCAGACTCTGATTGGCTTGAAGCGCATATATTCCGCGACGGAACGCTTGATGTTAAGACTTCTGGCTCGCCGACATTCTCAATCAGCGTCCAAGGCTGCAATGATGATGGGAAGCCGAGCATAAACTATATCGGTCCCAACTTGATTTCGGCAATAACCGCAATCGGTATCTACGACCTGGCCAAGCTGCCCGTTCGCTGGATAAGAGTCAAGACAACTTATTCCGGCTCCGGAACAATCTCCGTTAACGGAAATCTCTGCACTTAATGACGACTTTCGCCCTTGATACAAACGGCGATTTGATCCGCACCGATAGCGGCTCATATTTGCTTGTTGACGGGCTTAATGAAATCACGGAACGCATAATCCGGCGAGCAGTTACAAATCCTTCTGGAGTCTCGGCAACAGGTCAGGCAATTGCCGGAGATTACATTTATCACCCAGATTATGGTCTTGGCTTGGCCGCTTATGTCGAGGGAGTCACAACTTCCGATATTTTCCAGAAGCTGAGTAGCATCATCAGGCAAGCAGTTCTTGAAGATATTGGCACGGACAAGAATTTTGAGCCGGAAGTCATTGCAGTCGAGCAGACCTTTGACACTCTTTCCATTGGTACAAAGTTTCGCACCGTCAACGGCGAGCAGGGCGATTTTACTTTGGATTTCCAACTCCCCTCCCCATAAGCTGAATTTAGCTTTTGCGGGGAGACTGGGCATTTGGCGATCGTTGTCAAAACACATGCGAAGTTCGTTTCGGACATGGCCGCATCTTGGGCGGCGGATCTTGGCATTGAGCCGTCATTGCCTGAAGGCGATCCGGTTCTTGCGTGGTTTGAAAGTGTCGCATCCCAATTAGAAAACGTTCTCGGGCAAATTCAGGTTATTAACGCCTTTGCAAGAGCCTCAACCGCAAATGGCGCTGATTTGGACAGTTTCTTTGACGGCGACTTTGGTTTTCCGCGACTGCAGCCGCAGAAAGCAAACGGAATCGTCACCTTCTCTTTGAGAAGTATTAGAAATACCGCGACTGTCATCAATTTGGGCTCCCTTGTTCAAAACGCCGATGGAAGCCAAGTTTTTGAAGTTATCGCAGATACAAATATTGCGGGTTGGTCTTCCGAGCAAAATGCATATCTCATCCCGTCCGGGCAGCTCTCAGTAGATGCCCGCGTCAGGGCTTTACTAGCGGGCAGTGGCGGCGACCTCCAACCCGGTAAAGTGATTTCCATAATCACAGGCAATGCCGACGCAGTAACAAACGAAAACGCCTTCTCGGGCGGCACAGACGTTGAGACTGATGCAGATTATAGAAAACGCTTCCCGCTTTGGATAAATTCACGGTCGAAAGCGACGAGAGATGCGATTTTTGAAGCCGTTATTGAATTGGTTCCAAACGTCAAACTCGTCGAGAACCGCAGACCTCCAACCGAGGATGTTCCCGATGGTCCCGAAGAAGAAGCATATTTCACCGTCATTATTGACGACGGCACGGGCGATCCGCCTGATTCATTGATAACTCTCGTCACTCAAGCAGTCGAGGCAGTTCGCGGTTTTACGATTGAATTTTCGGTAATTAAGCCGCAAGCCGAAGATCTTCAAGTTGCCATGACAATCAACGTCGATCCTGATTTTGAGGAAGGCACTGTCTCGGGCAATGTTAGAACGGCCCTTTTTGAATATGTGAATGGTCTTGAAATTGGCAAATCGCTTTATCTATCAAAACTCATTACAGTCGCGTCAAATGTTGAAGGTGTCTTAAATGTTGAGGCTGAGTCAACAACTGTAAACACCCTTGAGCAAGACTTTGTGGCAACGCAATTCCAAGTTTTGAGACTTGCCGAAGAAGATTTGGCCGTTACGGTTGATTCATAATGACTTCTGAAAGATCGACCAATCTCCCGACTATTGATGCGGATGCATGGGCAGTCCGTATTCTCGACGTTTTCCCTGAAGCATGGTCAAACAGTGCTTCGCGGAATCCCGGCGGCGAAATTTACGCCTTGATGAAAGCAGTCGGAGAAGAATTAGACATCTTCAACAAGAATCTTCAGTATGTTTTGGATGCTTCAAGAATAAGCACCGCAACAGATGAGGCGCTTGATCGAGTTGCGCAGGACTATTACGGCCCGACAGCAGTTGCAAAACAGGAAATTATCCGAGCGCCTGGTGAGGATGACGACACTTTCCGCGCCCGTATCAAAGCCAGTCTTCTCCTGCCTTTAGGCACAAGAGCCGCAATCATTGAACTCATAACTAGACTGACCGGTCAAGCTCCAAGAGTCATGGAACCATGGAATCTCAACGATACGGCCGCTTGGGATGCCTTTAGTTATTGGGATATTGACACGGTCGACAACCCTTCAAGGTACGCCGATCCTTCTTTGCGCGGACAAGGTTTTGTCGAGTCACCTTTGCCCAATTTCCAGGGCGATGGCATCCCCAATCCGCTTTGGTGTTACGACGAAGGCGCTTGTTATGACACCTTTTCGGCATACTGGCTTGATGCTAGTTCGACATGGTTTTTGAATATCAAGAAGTTGGACGATCTTCTAAACAAGACGAAAGTCTTTGGAACGAGGATTTGGCGCAGATATTTAAGTCAACCTCTAACGTCTTGGGCTCTTGGTGGTTCAAAAGGGGTTGTTGAAGACGCTTTGTTTACGGAGATTGAGGTATTTCCTCAATTTGCCAATACCTTCTCGGTAATTGCCTCAGCTAATTGGAACACGTCAATTGATGTTGATTACATATCCAACAGCAAATTCAGGCTGACTTTCGGAACTCCGCCTCCGCCTGGCGGCGGTTCAGTTGATTGGCTTGCGGCTCCTGTCACTGTGCCGGGATTTGCCACTATTCCGATGAATATTGGACAGACCGAAATGGATATTACCGTTGTTCCGGAATTGCTTGGCCGCAATTTGTTTGTCTCTCCAAACTGGAACTCGAGCTTTTGGATGACTGCGACAGATGTCGAGAATAAATCAGTTGAGTTTGATGTTCCTGCGCCGAATTTCGGACAAGTTTCGACGGTTCTTATAGCTCAAGACAAGAGCGGTTTTGAAAGCGTTGAGCCCGGAACGGTTGAGACAATCGTCAATTTGGATGCGAAGACACCCTATCAGGCTTTTGTAATTCCTTCATGGAACACAATTTGCGAGATAGACAAGTCCGACGATCACATCACAGTCAAATATTCGACGCCACCAACAGAAGCAGGAATTATCTTTTGGGGCTTCCACGACGTCTAAAGTTAGTTTTGCCTTGAGACAAACCCGCCAATACGCTTGATCCAGAATCTCTGGAGTAAAAGAAAGCGTGGACCGGCCAAAAATCTATTCGCAGGCTAATATCCGAATCTTCGATCATGCCAAAGGTTGGCAAGACATGCTCAAAGGCTTCGGTGGACTTGCAGAAGATCTTTTTGGCGGCACCGTCACGATCATTACAAAGTTTGTTGCGACCCAACAGAGTCCGGCTTCGCTAATCATCAATCTCACCGAAGGCAGGACTTACCAGCTTTCTGCAATAGATGGAACGGCTTACTCTTCACTGCCCGCCAATTCGGAAATCATATATCAACAAGGTTATGCACCGGCTCAAACGCTCACCTTTAACACCTCTGGATTGACTTCCGGGCAATCAAAATATGCCCTTGTCGTTTGCAGATTTACTCAACCCGACGAAATAAGGCCCGACGATCCTACAGACGGTGTCTTGGCTTTCTTTAACGCAGCAAATCCGGCCCAACCTCTTCAAGGCCCTGGAAATTCTGGCGCAGCGTTAACAACTGTCCGCAAAGGATTGGCAGAAGTTTCTATCGTTTATGGAACGGCGGCCACAACGGGAACTCAAACACCACCGCCAGTACCGGCCGGCTACGTACCAATGTATTTGGTTTCTATAGCCTTTGGACAAACCGCAATCACAACAGGACAGATTGAAGTTTCCGGTCCCGACGCTCACCCCAGCGCCGAAGTAGCACCGTTTGCCGGTGGACTTTATAGCCACCGGCATACAGGTGTTGTCGGGCAAGCCCATCAAATCGATCTCGAGTCAGAGGTGACAGGCGTTTTGCCTTTTGATAATTTGCTGATGACTTCAAATGCCTCGGCCGGAAAGATTCCAAACTTAAGACTTGGAACTGGCGATCCAAATGGCACTTTGGCAGGCGGAGTTGGTGACGAGTACTTCCAAACTTCAACAAACGTTCTTTGGTTTTGCGTAACAGCCGGCAGCTCATCGACTGCTGTTTGGTCGCCGTCCGGTCCTGTCGCTCCGCAGATTTACAGCTCTTTCCCTCTGGTTTTAACGCAAACGAGCGGAACGTCCGGGCTGAACATGTCGGCTGATGGAAATATCACTCTGCCTGATACGGCCTTGGCATGGGAACTCAAAATCGCCCGCACCGATTCAAACACTGGAGTCATTGGCACGCTGATTCCTCATGCTGGCGATAGTTTCCTGAGTGGCGCCTCTTCTCTGACGATAGATTCCGGCGATGTTTGGCATCTTCAATCGATTGTCGGCGCGAACAAAATCTTAGTTTTGAGTCAATTCAAAGGTGGAGTGTAATGTTTAGGAAATTTCTTGCGCCCTTGATGGTCGCGCTTATTTTGTCGTCAACACTTTCGGCCTCCGCCGAATACCGATCAAGGTCTGTCGATTTTGGCGGTGACGGAAGATTGGGCAATGTGGCCATTTCTTCGAACACTTCCGAAACTTCGACGGTGCAAAAGAATTATGCCGGTCTGACGGTAAACAATTCGATTACTTATAGCCTCAAACATGGCTCGGTAATTAATTGCGTTAATACGCTGACGGTTAATGGAACCCTTCTTGTTCTGGCTGGATTCCCTGGCGGAGCAGCCAGCACTGGACGTCTTGCAACGTCTGGAGCTGGCGCTGGCGGCGGTCAGGCTCCGGCTGTTTCTAACAAAAATAATTCCGGTTCAGGCGGCGGCGGCAATGGTGGCAATGGTGGAAACGGAGGCAACAATACCTCTGGCACTTCTCCCAGCAATGGCGGCCGCGCAATTGGCGGTCCTGACTGGACGTATGGCGGCGGCGGTGGCGCCGGACAGGCTGATTCATCATCCGATCTTGGAACTGTTGGCGGGGACGGTGCCGGATCTCTCCGGGTACTTGCAGTTAGATCTATTTCAATTCCTTCCGGTGGTCTAATTAAGGCCAATGGCGGAAATGGAACTTCCGGCTCTTTAAATACGACCGGATCAGGCGGTGGCGCAGGTGGACAAATTCTTCTCTATTCGCTCACTTCCATTGTCAACAATGGTGGCATCGAGGCGAAAGGCGGCAACGGTGGAAACGGCGTCGGCTCTGGTAACGCAGGCGGAGGTGGTGGCGGAGGCGGCGTGGTCCTTCAATTTGCTCCCGTGACGAGCGGCAGCGGCACGATTACGCTGACCGGTGGAGCGCCGGGGACTGGTCAAACGCAAATGACCTCGGGCGGAACTGGCGTCTCAATCACTATCAATGATTATCCGAATTTGCCTTTGATCGGCGAAGTTGATTTCCGTATGGGCGAGATCTGCAAAATGGCTCGCAAAAATGGTGGCAGCATTGTCATAAATGATATCGAGCCCTTCCTGGCTGCATTGCCTCAGCCTGATACTTTCCACGGCTCACGCGATTTGATGCCTTTGGCTATTTTGAATCGGAGAAAATATGCTGCGTAAAAGCCTTTTACTGGCTGCAATTCTTTCATTTTTGACTGCACCTCAAGCGGCCAAGGCGGATGATGTCGGCTTGTTTTTCCGCAAGCCTGCCGATGTTGGTGCGCCCGTTGTAAATAAAACAATGGTCGTTGATCCGACTGACGGAGCGCTCAAAGTTTATGGCTCGCTTGGATGGGCAAATAAGACTTTGCCTCAAGCCGCCCTCGACGCTTCGACAGCTCCGACAATCAATGACGATTCAGGCGATGGATACTCAATTGGTTCTTTCTGGTTTGATTCAGTTTCCGGTCAATTCTATGTCTGCACGGATGCAACTCTTGGAGCCGCTTCCTGGGCGCTCATTACGTCGGGAACCGTTTCGCCGACTGATTTAACTAATGCGACAAAAACGAAGCTTACAACCGCCGACATCTTCTCCGATTTCAAAGTTTCCGGATTTGGTTCCACAGATCCTGGCGCAGTTTTAGCAATGACAACTCCTTCCGGCGTTGCCTATGCTGGCGGAGTGCGTGTTTCGTATGGCTCAAATGCTCACACTTACACCGCTTCAAAAGATACCTATGACTATCTGCAAAGCGACGGAACGACCAATCATATTGCCGTAAACAATGGCGCATCAGCTCCAACCGGTCAGCCCGGATTGTTGCTTCAAAAGGTTGTCACGAATGGGACCGAAATAACTGCAGTCACAACGCTTGCACCGGCAACTCCAACTTTCAGCGTCGGCACGGCCACTTTAAGCACCGACGCTCTTGGTCTTGGACAAGCAAATACGCTTTATGCGCCGATTTCTTTTACGACTTCAAAAACTCAGGCTTATGTTTATTGCGTCCAGGACAGCGCCGACGGCGTTCCAAACTTCCGTCTTTTGACCAATGGTCATTTGCCTGTCGTTAACGTCGCTCATGGTGGCATGGGAACTGCTGTAACGCCAAATGCGCTCGGTCTTTATTATTCCAATGGAACAACTGGCGCTCTTGTTTCTGCGCCGGCAGCTGCTTTCTCTATTCCAATCACAAACTCAGGAAATACGGGCTGGGAATATATCACCAAAGACGATCTAGCCACTTACATTGGCGGTGGTGGAGGAGGCGGCGGTTCAGATGAATCTTTCTTCGGCGGCGGAGGTACTGAGACTGGCTTGACCCAGGGCACAGGCACATTTATACATCCATTCACTACCGACAACACTACATTTTTGATCGATACGGGAAATACCGTCGACTATGCAAGTGGCACTGTTATTAATGCCAATTCGACAATAACCGTTACCGGAACCCTGAATGTAACTGCCTCAGCTGCGGGCGGCGTTGGAACTTCAGACAAATCCTCAATGGAGCCAGGCGGCGGAGTTAACGGTGGACACGTTGGCCGAGTTGTTGATGTTGCAGCTGGCGGCGGCGGCGGTGGCTGTGGTGGTCACGGTGGGAACGGTGGATCGGTAACGTCGGGCACGATTGGTGGACTTGGAGGGCAGGCATTTGCTGAAGGCGATGCTTATTTGCTCCGTGGTCTAACCGGCTCTGGTGGCGCGGCTGGTGAAGCCGGTACAGGCGCTGGAGGTGACGGCGGAAAAGGCGGCGGCTTCCTTGCTCTTAATGCCGTAGGTTCAATCCTTGTCGACGGCGTCATAAATGCAAAAGGCGCCAATGGCTCGGCTGGAACTACCCAAGCAGGCGGCGGCGGAGCTGGATCGGGTGGAGTGGTTGAAATTGCAAGCCAAGCGTCAATTACAATTACCGGAACCGTCAATGTATCGGGCGGCAATGGCGGTGCTGGTGCCGGTTCAACCGACGGCGGCGGCGGAGCTGGCGGTGGCGGAATAGTGATTTTGATTGCTCCTTCTGTCGATTTTTCAGGCGGCACAATTACTTTGTCACACGGAACAGCCGGAACTCACGGCACTCAAACGGCCAGCGCCGGAACCGACGGCTTCATTCTAGAGATTGATGTGACTCCAAACGAGCCGATCAATTTGATTCATGGTTCTGGCGGGGCTTTCTTGCTTGATGAGGCTCGCAAAGAGCGACTTGCGACAGGTGCAAAAATCATTCGCTGGGACGCGGCCAAATATCACGCCTTAATGAAGAAAGCTTTGACGATGCGTTCGGCTGGCTAGATAGTAGATCTATCAAACCCCTCTATCGTCGAAACCCAAATTTTTCGGAGTTATCATGTCCTTCCCATTCCAAAATCTTTTCACTGAAAAAGCTTCAGCCGCACTTGTCGGCGCCGTTACCGATGCCGCTAAAGGCATTGACGAAAACCATGATGGTATTCCAGACATCGAGCAAGGTCAAACCGCGTTTGGGAAAATCGTCGGCGGAGCCACCAAGGCAATCAATGCATCCGGCTTTCTGGCATTCATTGCCGTTATTGCCGATGCAGCTTCAAAGCTCGATGTGCCGGCAGCCAAAGAAGGCTTTGAGCAGGCAATTGAAGGCGCACACGAAGTTTATGCAATCGTGACAGGCGTTATCGCGAAGTTTAACCCGCCGAAAGTATAAAAGGAATCAAGGGGCCAACTGGAGACATGGGGATTGAAAGACAATGACGTTAACAATGATCCTTTGCGGAATCGTGTTATTTCTGATGCGTCCGGTCCTCACGTTATTGGACACCAGCCAAGCGCGTCATCACACGAATCCCTCGCCCGCTTTGAGGCCATTCACGAAGAAGTCCAAAGTGTCAAAGACAGCGTAAAAAGCGACAATTTGATTGTTTGGACAAAGCAATTCTGCACAATTCTGGGCGGAATCAGCTTTCTTTACCTCATAACGATTGATGCGCTATTCCAATGGAACAAAACGCCCTACAACACCCCTGAAATGGCTTGGGTGATTACGGTCGCCCTAGTGAGCGGAAATGTATTCGATCTTTTGGCGCAGTATATACAAAGACTCCGCGGTAAATGAGAGTCTATTCACCGATTGCCTTGGGCACTTCTGACGCATAATGAATGCATTCGAACGCAACTGAATGCGTCTGTATGGAAATGAATAGGAGCGGCACCCCTTGCGGGCGCTGATTTTTTGTGCCTAGAAAAGCATTAGACCCTGGAGACAAATTTCTTGATGCCGTGCAAGCGGCCGAGTTGATTGGCTTTAGCCGAAATACTTTTATAAAGATGGTCATGGAAGGAGAATTTCCCGTTCCTTATATGAAGATCGGGAACAAATACCGCTTCAGAAGAAAGGACATGGAGGCTGTCATCGATACCTTGACTGTAAATGGAAGCTTCGATCCTTCATTGACGATAAAGCCTCCGGTTGTATCGGAAGAAGAAGCTGACGAGATTTTGGGCACCGATGAAGACGATTAATTGGGCGTGGACGCGGAGAGAAGAACCCGAACTCATTCGCGATACTTATCCTCTCGTTATAGCGCAGTGTGTTTTTTTGCTTCCCGGCGAATTGTTTCTCTTTCGAAACACCGCAGAAGAAGCTGACTGGACAAGACGATATCCAGACCCGAAGAAAAGAAAAGTAGCCAGATTGGCCGAACGTTTTAGATCAGCAGGAATGAAAGTCGAGGACAGCACAGAAAATGCCCAATGAATCACCGATGCTCTCAGACGCCATAACAAATGCGACCGTTACTTTGACCGAGCGGCAATGGTCGACGGTTGTATCGGCTCTTCGTTTTTACACAGGGCTGCTGGTGAATCCTGAGAACAAAAGCGACTTCGCTGCGGTTGCCGACATTGATCCATCTTCGCTTTATCGATCGCTTTGCATTCAACTTGGATTGGTCAACGAAGACAGCAATATCAAATTGAAAGACCCATACACCGGAGATGTTATCGAATGATCGAAGCAGCTTTGATGGTACTTGCGGCGTTTGCAATCTCAGCAATATCGCAGTGGTTTTACGAGAATTTTGAAGAGGGACAAGACTGATGGGAGTAGCTAGAGAATACGAAGTACGGCGACTCGTTCAAGACGAATGCGCCAAATACATAAACGGCGACAAGCACCATAAGATCGTCACGCCTGGTCAAAAATTGATTGCACTCGGAGCGACGATAAACAAACTCGGCACAATTATTAGTCATCAAAGAAGAACCATTCGAGCACAAAGAGAAACGATCAGAGGGCTTGAATTGGCTATATCAAAAGACCCTGATTATCTCCGCATTTTTGAGCAGAATCGTGGGCAAATGGCTGAATTCATAAAAGCTTTTGTCGAGTGCAAAATACCAGAGCCGCCGGAACCCAAAGAAACAACATGACCTTCAAATTTACGCCGCATACAAATCCGCCGAAGAAAGGCGACATTTTTCACATCGTTCAAACCTTCGCCGGCAAAACGACAATTGAACACGCGACTGTCAAAACCGTGCATATGAGCAAATTCCTCTGCATGAGAAGGTTTGCAGGACGCACCTCGCAAATCGGCTTTTACAAAGATCCGAATGCGGATGGAAGCCACACAATAAGCGGCGGAATCCCTTACGTTTCAAATGCGCGCGCATGGCCCGACAGCAAAAAGGAAATGGCATTGGCCGAGTTTTACAGAAGAGGTGGAAAAGACAATGCCTGATTTTGTCGTTTACCGAACCAGAACAATCAAAGAATGCGCCAATGTAAACGCTTCGGACGAGGATGAGGCCGAAGAGAAAGCTGATGATCTTGGTGATGAAAGCTGGGCAGAGCAAGACGAAGATGTCCGTATAGACAGGGTTTTTCTAGCCGATGAACATGAAGCGGAAAGAGATTTTGACTGTGAATGAACTTGAAACAAAACAAACCGAGTTAACCGACGAGCAAAAAGCCGCAGTCGAGTACATTCGCGCCAATGCATGGAAAGGGCTTGTTGCTTTGGCGGGTCCGGCTGGAAGTGGAAAAACTACGGTCATTAAAAGTCTCGTAGATGTGCTTAGGCAGCCGGTCTTGGCGAGTGCCATGACAAATAAGGCCGCTTGCGTTTTAAGAAAAAAGGGTATCGATGCCGTTACTTTCCATCAAGCTTGCATGGCGCCAATCTTCAAACCGCCACTCCATGATATTGCGCGTTTTCTCAATGAAGCTGACGAGAAGAAAGTTAAATACCCCGAAGAGTTGAAGGCTGAATATTCAGAAGAGGAATTATTCAAAGCTCTTTTGGCGACTCGCAGAACGGGCATCAACTCTGGAATGCGGGCGCTCGGAATCACGAATATTTTTTCGTATATTTCGGGATGGATTGCCGCTGGAAAGAAAGAGGGAACGCTTATTGTCGACGAAGCTTCGATGCTCGGCGACAGAGAGCTAGAGATTGCGCAAGAAGTATTCGACTGTGTAATCTTGATCGGAGATACGCACCAGCTGCCACCCGTCAAGAGTTCTCCCGTCTTCTGGGAAGTTGAAAATCGTATTGAATTGACAAAGATTCACCGCCAGGCCGAAGGTTCGCAGCCTCTTCAGATCGCAACGAAAATCAGAATGGGGCAAATGGTGCCGATGTCGCCACGCAAGAACATTGATTATGAATTGTGCAAAGCTGGTATGCCGGTAATTTGCTGGAAAAATGTGACGAGAACCAGGCTAACCAACGAGATCCGAAAAGCGCTTGGCTATGAGGGCTTACCGCCACAAGAAGGCGAGTATTTGATTTGTCGAAACACGCAGGATAAAGACGCGAAGCTTCGAGGACTTTTCAATAATTCAATTTGGCGAGTCGTAAATTCAATCGACTGGGTCTGCACCTTGGAGAGTGATGACGGCGAAATCCTGAACGGTGAGCACGTCTTTGATGAAGACGCTCAAGTCGGAGATGGAGTTCCGTATCGGTTTGCTTATTGTCTAACAGCTCATTCGAGCCAGGGTTCGGAGTGGGAAAGCATCCAAATTCACGCGCCGGACGCGTCGGCTGTGCTGAATTTCAAGAAAGACGAAGGCGCAAAATGGCTTTATACCGCCGTTACACGAGCAAAGGGGGAATTGCGATGGGTAATTTAGAATCCGAAAATCATCGTTTGACCTGTCTCGTTTGCATCGAAACCGGAAGCTGCAAAACCCGACGGGAGATTGAGGCGGAAGAGGGAACGCGGTCGGTAGTTGTCGCCTATTGCGGCGATGAGCATCAAATGCAAGCACTTCGCAAAATTTGGGAGAACGAATAATGTGGGCAGGTCCAGGAATGCCGGGGTGTGAAGGCGTTGAAACTCAAGAACAGAAGCCGCTCTCCTTGCGATTGAGAATTGCCGCTCAATATTTTGCCGAATGTTATTTTGGCAAATTATATGATGCGACCACAGAGCATCGCATGAAGACTGAGGCGGCTGTTAAGGTCTTCGAGAAACTACTTAAAGAGGTCGAAGATATTCAGGAGAAAAACAATCGACGCCTTCAAATGCTGATGCGAATTCGCAATATCGCATATGAAAAGCATCAGCCGGATCGGTGGGCTATCTATGATGTTCGCGCTGAATTTAGGGGCTCGACTCCGTTATGAAGTGGCTCAAAAAACTCCTTAACGCTGGTTATCGCGTCGACACCCTCCCAAATCAAAACGGTGATGGGCGGTTTATTGTGAGAGTTTGGCTCTATTTTGGGCCAGATATTATGAATCGGAAAGTCGTTTTCGACGACTGCGAATGGGATGTTGAATCAATGTATCAAGCGGCTTGTCAGAGGCTGGGGGTTAAGTGAAATACAGAAGTTGCATCCGATACCCCGGAGGCAAACAACGGCACTTAAAATACCTAGTCCCTTTGATGCCCAAAGGAGTCTTTGAGATGCGTGACGTTCTGTGCGGTGGAGCTTCGGTTTCACTAGCAGCGGCAAAAGAAGGCATCGCCAAACGTTACTGGCTCAACGACCTTTTCTATCCGGTTTTCAATTTCTGGCATATCGTGAGCAGACTCGGGCAAGAGCTTGTGAACGAAGTTTTCTTCATTCACGAATTGACTGACGAAAAACTGAGGGAAAGAGTCTTAGAAGGCAAAGAAAGACTACTCGCAAACAAGCCATACGACTCACTTCTTATGGCAACTGATTTCTTTATCCTCAATCGCTGCAGCTTTTCAGGTTCAACTCTTTGCGGCGGATTGAAAGGAAAGATTCGCGAACGTTTCAACCTAAGCAACATCACCCGAATTCTCGATTGCTATGTCGTTATGAAGGATTTCGGATTCACGGGCGTCGACTTTTCAACAGTTATTCAAAAGGGTGGCACGGAATCTTTCCTGTTTTGCGATCCGCCATATATCTCCGCTTCCAAGCTTTACGGCAATGGTGGTGATCTACACGACGACTTCGATCACCTTAAACTAGCGGAGTTGCTTCACGAAACCGATCACAAATTCATGTTGACCTATGACGATCATTATCTGATTCGGCGCTGGTATGGCGGATTCAACATCCGCGAACTTGGCGTCACAAACTCAATGGACAACTGCGGAAAGAGCGGGAAGCCGAAGAGAGTAAAGGAATTGGTAATTACGAATTACTGATGGAACGAACGATTGTTAGAAACCCAAACTGAAGGAAAAACTAAAATGTCAATAAAACAACTAAACCAATTGATCGCTCTGGAAAAAGGCGTAAAGCAACGGACATACAAAGAGATTGACGCAGCATATGACTTGCTGCGAAAACCGGAAGTACTCAATGGATTTGCAAAGGAATACCAGCCGCTTGAGGAAAACGGACAAAGCTTGCCGTCCGAATCGAAGAAAGTTCAGATAACGTCCGGTGAACTCTTTGAAATTATCAAAGATCAGATGATCGAATACCTCAATATTGAAACCAGCAAGGATTTTACGAATGCTTCTGCAACCGGTGACATCATCGCCAATGGTGTCGAGATCCAAAAGGGCGTTCCGGTTACAACATTGCTGGCATTGGAGAAACAACTTCTTGATCTGAGAACCAGTATTGAAAAAGCTGTAACGCTTGATCCTTCGCAAGACTGGAAGTTCGACAAAGCTACTGGCTGCCAACGAACAGAACCGGTAAGAAAAGCTCGCACCAACAAGGTTCCAAAGGTAATTACGTTGGCACCCGCTACAGACAAGCACCCCGCCCAAACACAGCTCCTTCAAGAAGATGTGATCGCAGGCTATTGGGTGCAAACGGAAATTTCTGGAGCACTTGAAGCACCGACAAAACGCAACTACATTGAAAGAGTGAATGATCTTCTTGATGCAGTGAAAGCCGCACGGGAACAAGCAAACAGCACGGAAATTAAAAGGTTCGAATTCGCTGAGAAGATGTTGAATTACGTCTTCGCTGGTGATAAAGTCTAAGTACGGAAACGAAGTTCAAACTTAAATTCAAGATGAAAGCGAAGTCGGTTTGATGCAGGTGCGAATCCTGCTCGGGGCTCCAATATGCCCCGGTAGCCCAACAGTCGAGGCGACCGACGAGCAAAAAGAAAATCAACTTATTTCCTAAGTTGATTGCTGAAAGCAAGGTGTCTCAAGCACCACTGCAAATCACTGGAAGATTTCGGTTCAAATCCGAACTCGGGCGCCATGCCTGGGTAGCTTAATGGCAGAGCATCCTTTCTTAGACCTAAAGCAGTGGTTTAAACGTCGTCACCACGCGAAGAAAACAGCATAAAAGCATATAGCTCAATAGTAGAGCGATTGACTTGTAATCAATTTGTTCTGGGTGCGATTCCCAGTATGCAAAATAAATACCGGGGGCGTCTCAGGCTACGAGGCGCCTCCACCATTTAGTAATTACTTTTGCCATAAACGACTTCACGCGGTAACTTCTAGTCAGCCAAGCGTGGAGGGGCTCAGCCTCATAACCTGAGCCCGAGCGTTCGAATCGTCCTTGGTTGTCGAGAAATCGGGTAGCGGTCCCAGCCGAGCCTGCACCGACTTAGTCAATAAAACACTTCATCGCCTGCACGGGATGAGGTGTTTTTGTTTTGCGGCGAAAAACTTACTTTTGCAATCCTCCTGGGCCCAAAACAAAATCAAATTACCCCCCAAACCGAAAGACGTTATTGCAGGTAAGAGATTTTGAAAACTGAAGTATCAGGAAAAGTTGTCGAGCATGAATTGACTGCAAAGGTCATCAGAGCAGACGGAACGATTGAGAAGGAAATTCTCGTCGGGTACTTCGGACCACATTTGAGAAAACACCTTATCTGCATTTGGAATAACCTCTTGAGGGCTATTAAGAATGGCAGACGTACTAACTAACGCCGGACTGGCGATTGTAACCAACCGCATAATCGGCTCCGGCACGGAACCGAAATATGCCTCATGGGGCACGGCGGCCGGTACTGCTGCTGTCGGCAACACGACTCTCTTTACCGAGGCCATGTCGACTCAAAACGACGGCTCCTCGCACAACAACCGAGTATCTGGCACCTCTTCAAGAGTTACAGGATCACAGACAAACGACACCTATCAAGTAGTGGCTACCTTGACTGCTGATGCTGGCAAAACAATCACAAACGCTGGTTTGTTTGACTCTGACGGATTGGCCGCTGACCTCGTGACTGCTCCGGCAGGCGGCAATTTGTTCGTCAAATCCGACTTCACCGGCATTGCCTTAAATACCGGCGATGCAATTCAGTTCACCTTCAAGACCCGCTTCAGTTAAGGATTATTCGCTCAAATGACATTAGGCGACACAACCGAAAACGACATCGTTAAGTACATATTCAATTCCGTTTCGATGCCCAACTATGGCTCGGGCGATTTGTATGTGAGTTTGCATACGGCCGATCCTGGTGAAGCCGGAAACCAGCAAACAAGCGAGGCGACATATACAAGTTATGCCCGAGTTTTGGTGACTCGCACTGGGACCGGTTCTTGGACTGTATCGGCAAACCAGGCGTCGAATACTGCGGCGGTAACTTTCCCGACAGCGACAGGCGGATCAAACGTCATAACGCACGTCGCAATCGGAACAGTGATCAGCGCGACTGGACAGATTATTGGCTCGGCTGCATTGCAAGCGCCGATAACGGTCGTCAACGGAATCGCGCCGAAATTCGCTATTGGCCAATTGATCTTCAATCTGGACTAAAGGAGTCTCATGGGTTTCAGTAGTTTGGATGACATGATCAGCGAGATCTCATCCGGAAAGTATCAGCACACAAGATTCCAGAAAGTCTCATCAAACGGAGCCACTTCGGCCGCCGGCAGATGGCATGAATGGTTCACGGCAACTGGTATTCCTGCGGCTGGCTCTTTCACTGGAACAGCTGGGGTGGCGACTCAGATGACTCGCACCACGACAGGTGCAATGGATGTTAACGCTGATGTCTCGACTGATACGCGGCATTTGCTTTCGGGTTCGATGTGGACGGCCTCTTCGGTAATCACTCCGGCGACGGCAATCCTGGTCGATATGCTTTTGTATTACCCTGCCTGTGTTGTCACCGGCACTCCGACCACATTAGATAACACTGCTACTCTTCCTAGATATACAAACGGGAAAGGCGTCATGTGCATCATTGCTGTGCAAACGGCTCTCGGTGCGGCTTCACCTGCTTTGACGTTGACCTACACCGATGACTCGTCAAACACTGGTAACGCCTCGAGCGCAATGACATCTCCGGCTAACTCGGCTCCAATTTCGACAATGTTTGCCGCTGGAACCGGCGCTCCATTTTTGCCTCTGCTTGCTGGCGATGTCGGCATCAAAAAGATCGAATCTTATACTTTGGCATCCGGCACAACCGGCACCGCAGCTTTTATTCTCGTTAAGCCTCTAGCCGAATTTCCTATCGTCGCACAATACGTGCCAGGCGAAAGAGAATTTGTGACGCAGTTGCCGGCATTGCCTCAGATTGTCGACGGAGCTTGCCTTGGCTGGTTGACCTTACTCGGCGGCGCGATGACAACTTCGCAAGCAATTAGCGGACACATTAACTTCGCATGGGGTTAAACTATGTCGCTGGTTGGATTCAACGACTTAATCACCTCTTTGACGGGTGGCAAAAGCTACTCTTCTTTCTATCAGAAGACTATCTTTAATCCGGCTTCTTCCGCTGCTGGACGTTGGCATGAAACTGCGTCAGCTTATGGCATTCCCGGTACTGGTGGCGGCGTTGGAGTTTGGTCCGGAACTGCCGGCGTTGCAACTTCCTGCATAAATGCCCGCAATGGTACGCAGCCTTGGCTTGATGCTGGTCCGGCTGTAACGACTGATACTAAAATTCTGACCTCGGCTTCGATGATTACGAACGTCTCGACGCTGCCTCCTGCTTCGGCGATCCTTGTCGATGTCCTGCTCTATTATCCAAACCTCGTTTTAACAACGACACCGACAACCCTGAATAATTCGACGACCTTGCCTCGCAATACCGGTGGTACTGGGGTGATGGCTTTTGCCGCGATTCAGACCGTTGGGACTGCTGGCGCGGCCGCGATTAAATTGACCTATACCGATGACAGTTCGAATACGGGAAATGTCTGCGCTCAGTCGTTAATTCTTCCGGCTGCAACTGCTCCTGTTTCGAGTTGCTTCCACTGGCAAGCGGCCGGACTGGGAGTCTTTACCGATCTTCTGACGACCGATAAAGGCATCAAGAAAATCGACTCTTATTCGATCTCTGTTAATGGCGACGGTAAGGGCGTTATCGTCCTTTGTAAGCCATTGTTGCATATACCTTTGGCTGCGCAGTATGTTCTTTCGGAGCGCGATTATGTTATGCAAATGCCTCCCGGTCCAATCATTCATGATGATGCATGTTTGATGTGGCTTATCTCGATGGGCGGCACGGTCACAGCGGCTTCCGCCGATATATTCGGCGAACTGAATTTTGCTTGGAGTTAACTAATGGGTTTCACTGATGCAGCCGATCTGAAGACTGAGATTTATACAAATGGAAAATTGTATACCGCTCGTTATAAGAAAACATGGCCCAATGGTGCCGGTACGGCGGGCAGGTTCTATGAGCTTTTCACATCAACTGGTATGCCCGGCACGGGAACCTTTGCCGGATCGGCCGGTATTGGAACTGTCCCGACAAGCGCGACGACCGGCGCTCTTGATATTGGTCCGAACGTCTCAACGGATACAAAGCACATTCTTTCAGCAAACATGAGAGTCCCGGCGGCCACAATGGTTCCGGGATGCATGATTTTGGTCGACATCGTCATTTATTATCCGGCCTGCACTATCAATGGATCGCCTGCAACTCCAACGACATTGGATAATACAGCGACAATCTCGCGCTATACAGATGGGCTCGATCTGAAATGCTTTGTCGCAATTCAGGCAACCGCAACCGGCACGGCCTCGATTGTCTTGACTGGTAAAGATGCAGCAAATAACACGATCACGCACACAACTGCCGTCACAAATGCCGCGACGGGCGTTTCTCTTTTGTGCTCTGACGTTGGCTCCGGAAGCCTACCATTTGTAGCATTCACGTCAGGCACGTCAGGTCCGGTCAAGATCACCAGCTATACCTCAACCGGCGCGACCGGTGGAACTGTTGCGATCGTGATTTGCAAACCGATCCTGGTTTTGCCTGTGCCTGACTCAACTTTCTGGGTTGAACGTGATTACCTCACAATGTACTCGAAATTGCCACAAATAAAAGACAATGCCTGTCTTGCATGGCTGGCTTTTCCAGGTGGCGCATTGGCGAATAACACCATATTTAGTGGCGAGATTCAAATGGGTTGGGGTTAAATGTCAATCGCAAGTTTGAACGATATCAATTCCGCTATTGCCGCAGGAAGGCTCGCCTCTAGCTATTTCACGCTTACTGTCGGAAGTGGAAGCAATGGCAGCATACTGGATACCTTCATCCGATCAAGCGGTAGTATTCCGGCTGGGCCAGTTTCAGGCACCCTTCCTGGCACCGCGAAAGTTGCGGTAGCAATGGATCGCACTACGCCTGGAGCATTAGACCTAAATGCAAATGTGTCGTCATCTGTTAGACAGGTTCTTTCTGTAGATATCAACGCAGTTAACAGCAATATCGGAACGACAGCCATTCTCGTTGATATGCTTCTATATTACCCTTCCTGCCCTTCAAGCAATGGCTCGATGACGAACACCGCAACTTTGCCGAGATATACGGACGGGAAAGGGGTAATGGGCTATGTCGCATATAACACGGCCGGGGCAACACCTGGGGCCAGCGCATGGGTTCGTTTAGACAAAACGAATGACTTAAACAACACGGGCGGATTTGATGCGAGTGGCGAGCATGGAATCATCTCTGATGGATTGGGTAGCGTTCACCCCTTTCAGACTGGCGGTGTTTCCGGCGGAAACACAAACGGATGCTGGTTCGCTTCTGTAGGTGCGGGCGCAACCGGAATCAAGCAGGTAAATTCCTATACCGTGGGAAGCAATTTTGGTGGCACTTTCAATGTGATTTTGTGTAAGCCTCTACTGCATGTAAATATTGGACAAGAGGGTTGCGCTATTAAAAAATTTGGAATAGGTGAAGCTCCCATAATTCAGGATGGCGCCTGTCTTAATTGGCTCTTTTATTCGCCACAAACCTCTGGCACATGGCCTTTCACTTTTCGCGCTACAGGGAGCATTAGATATATATGGGGTTAATAGTAAACGGCACAGAATATTCTCAGTTTAGAGAGCAATTCCAGGGTGGAAACTGGAATTTCGGTAATAATGTCGGTCCCATAAAAACCAGCACGGCGGCTAATTGTAGCGGTTTAAGCAAATCCTTTTATCCCCGCGCCGGCTTTATCCAAGAGATTCCGATTCCTTCGGGTGACTATACCCAAAATCAATGCGTCTCCTTGCCGGTTAAGAACTTCTCAGGGCTCTATGCTTTAGGACAGGCTGCAGCAGGCACCATTTCTGGTGCTGGAACGATCACTGCAATTCTGACTAGAATCTTCACCGGCGTCATCTCGTTCATGTATGCAGTAGTAAGCGGGAAAGCCGGCGGCACTTCGACCGCTATCGCTTCAATGACGGTGAATATGAATGCAGTTGTCTCAAGCACGGCAACAATCACAGCAACGGCAACGGCGGATCAGTAATGGGATTCAGCGGAGTCGATGATCTGAAAAGCGAGATTGCTGCAGGTAAATCGTCTTGCAGTTATTTCCTTCATGCGTCGGCCCAAGTTGGCACCTTTCCCGCCTTCTACAATACTTTCATTCGCACATCTGGAGTCCCGGCGCCAAATACTTTGACCGGGACCGCCGGAGTCGCCACATCTTTAGACCGCACGTCAACCGGAGCGATCGCTTTGAATGCGAATGTCTCAACCGACACAAGGCATGTGATCTCCGTTTCTATCGCGCCATTTTTAACGGCGGGAAACCCTTATCAAGCCATTCTTGTCGATATGTTGCTTTATTATCCGAGCGTTGTGCTGACTGGAACACCAACGACATTAGATAATACCGTGACACTTCCTCGCTATACGAATGGCAAAGGAGTGATGGGCTTCTTTTGCGGACAAGTCGCTGGCGCTGGCGCCGTCCAAATCACCCCGACCTATACCGATGACGGCGGAAACGCTGGCAATGCCGGCGGAGCCTTGGCGACTTCGGACTGCTCTGTTATTACCGAGGTCTATCATGCCGAGAATGACACTTCTGCTTTTCGCGCCAGTCCATTCATTCCGCTCGCAGCCGGCGACATAGGTATTAAGAAGATCGAGTCATACACAATTGGCACCGGGCAGGCGACAGCAACAGGCGCATTTTTTCTTTGCAAGCCGATCCTCGAGTTGCACTTCCAGAGCCATCTCGGAATTGAAAAGAATTTCGTCACCGACACTCTGACGCTCCCACAAATTCAAGATGGTGCTTGTTTGACATGGCTGATTGGGGGAGGATCAGCTACAGTAGCCAGCTTCAAATTCAGCGGGAGCATTAAGTACGCATGGGGCTAGTAATTAATGGCCACAGATTAAGCGGGCTCCGACAGCGCTGGAATGGCGGCACGGGGGCAACTACTTCTATTGGCGTCGAGCAGGGCTATGGCCTTCCTGGGCGCATATTCTTTCGCCACGGGTTCAATGAAGGCGAAGGCATTCCGGCTGAGACGCATTTCTCGAGCGTTCTCTATTTACCATTAAGACCCGGCTACGTAATCGGCACAGTCTCAGGAACCGGCACGATCACGGCGACGATGATCGGTGAAGGGCCGCTTTATGCGACGATCTCCGGGCAAAGCACTTTAACGGTTGAAGGCTATACCGATGCAACGCCTCTTTATGACGCGGCAATCTCCGCGACGATTTATGGAACTGGCTCAGTAGTCGGTAATGCGACTATCGCGCTTCAACAGCAATATATTTCCGCGACAGTGAGCGGCAAAGGTTCAGTTATTGGGCAGCCGCCAATCCCGATCAGGGTTGCGCTCAGCTATTTGTCGGCTGCGGTCGTCACTCTCACCAAATTCCGAATCATCCATGTAATCTTGAGCTATTTGTCCAGCGCGGCTCGCACTTGCCTGAAGATGCCGAAAGTCATCAAGTCGATTACTTCTAGTCATGCTCTCACCCTCACGAGAAAGATCTACAAGACGATCTCATACCTTGAAACCTGCGTTTACACGCTCACGAAGCTGATAAGGCCGACGAAAAGCTACCTGTCAAGCCATGCTCAGTCGTGCCTGAAAGTGGCGAAGTTGATAAAATCCTTCACAGCGAGCCATGCATATTCTGTCACCCGAAAAATCTACAAAACGCTTTCATACTTGGAAGCGGCATCGCAGAGCATTCTCAAATCCTGCCGGCGAACCCTTTCTTATACGGGCTCCCATGCTCAGACGCTTACGAAGAAGCTCGTCCGCACCTGGACCTATACCTGCTCGAATGCGCAAACGCGGATTAAGAAGATCTACGCCACAAAAACCTATGTCTCAACAGCGATTCAAACAATTGCGAAGCTGCTTCCGCGCACAAAAGCCTATACATCAAGCCATGCTCAGACATTTATCAAACTGATTAAGCCGACTAAAAACTATGTGAGCAGCCATGCTCTGACGCTGATCAGAAAGATCTATGCGAAAAAGAATTATGTCTCGACGGCCGTCCAATCAATCGTCACGGATTTCATCTCGGGCACAATCCACAAGACGCTTAATTACGTTGCGGGAAGCACTGTCACGACGCGGAAATTTGTCGAAGTCATCAAATCCTATACAGAGTCATGCGTTTACACTCTGACGAAGTTGCTTCCGCGCACTAAGACATATGTTCCAAGCCATGCTCAGACATTCATAAAGAAGATCGAGCCGACAAAATCGTATTTGAGCGGCCACGCTTTGACGTTGACGAAAAAAATCTATGCGACAAAAAGCTATCTTTCAACATGCGTTTACACGCTAAGAAAGCTGATCTATCTGATTAAGTCGTACACCTCTACGGCTCACCAGACCTTCTTCGATCTGTTTGTTTACCTGCGGACCTTCAACTATGTCGGCGGTCACGCGCAAACACTGATCAAGAAAGTCAAAGCAACGAAGAATTATGTCTCCGGATCGGCTGTGACTTTGCGGCGATTGTGCTTGAAAACAATCTCTTATGTCGGCTCTCACGCACAAAGTCTGATCAAGAAAGTTAAAGCGACGAAATCCTACACCGCGGCAAGCACCGTCACACACACAATTCTGCACGTCGTTTTGTTGACTTTGACTTACCTGTCAAGCCATGCCCAATCGCTGACAAAGAAGGTATTCGCTACGAAGTCCTATATTTCGAGCCATGCACAAACTCTGACGAAGCTCACAAAGGCGACAAAGTCTTATTTCTCAAGCCACGCTCAAAGCCTCATAAAAAAGGTCAAGGCGACGAAAGCCTATACCGTCGCGCACAACTGCTCCCTGGCAGCCTCACAGGTGGCAACACGAGTCTTCAATTATGTTGCTGGATCGGCAATAACAATCCGGAAGCAAATTGATGCGACGAAAAACTATGTCGCCTCGAGTCATTTGACGATCAGGAAATTCATCTCTCTGACAAAAGTGATCGTATCTCATTGCCTCTACTCAATAATCAAGCAAGCCGAAACGACCATAACGGTCTCGGTGAATATCCTCGCTCACGGCGCGGTCAGCCTAACAAAGTCAATTCACAAAACTCTCAGCTTTGCCGGCAGCATTAATTCAACTCTGCAAAAGCTGATCAAGAAAACAAGAAATTTCCTCGCCGTCTGCAATTACTTCATTGTGCGCCAAGGTCTAGCACTCGACCTTAAGTTCTATATCGTCGCGGCCGTAAAGCTCAGAACAATCATGTCGGAAAAAATTCGTATTGGCGCCCCCGAGGCAAAAGACCGCATTATAGAGTCAATCAAGAATCGGCTTTTCATCTCAGGAGAAAGGGACCGCAGTGACGACTAAAATCTTCAGCTCAAAAGAACCAGACGAAATCGACACTTTTACATGCGATTTTGAAAACCGCCTTGATGCCGAAACAATCTCTACCGCGACCGTCATTTGCGAAGTCGTCCAGGGCGTTGACGCATCAGCCGCAGCAATGTGTTCGGGAGACCCCGTCATTGCAGGCTCACAAGTCCGGCAATTGGTCAGGAATGGTCTTAACGGGAATATCTACAAATTGACCTACACGGCCATAACGTCGGGCTCAAGAGAGTTGATTGAAACTTTGAAGATTCCGGTTATTGATGAGTAATCAATTGGCGGGATCAGTCAGCCCGAGTTGAGCCTTGCTCATGAGTCGCCCATTTTGGAAAGTGGCATTCATGTTTGCGATGCCAATACCCTTCCATGTATACATTTCGGTCCCACAGCCTGCGATGTTATTTTCGGACATCAGAGAGCCCTTCTTGCCGATGATTTGGCAAACCTCTTCATATGACATTCCATTTTCCAATTTATTGAATTCAGCAAGGGTGACGGCCGATTTTGATTCTTCAGCCATCTTGGTTGCAACCGTGCCACAGAGAGCCACGCAGCCGCCGAATGATAAGACGACGAAAATGCCGACAACTAGAAAAACCGTCTTCCAAAAGGAGCGCCCTAGACTTTTACCGCAATGCTTGCAGACTTTTGCAGCCGCCTGAATAGGCTCGGCGCAATGAGGGCAATTCTTCATGTCGTTCTCGGGCATGTCGAAATTATACCCATCGGATATGTATTTGATCTCATATCAGGGAAAACCCTAGTTTCCAAACCTTCACCAGTGGATAAGATGGAAAGTCTGGGAACCCCGGTGTCCCAGCAGACTTTGATACTTCATAAAAATTGACGATCTGTATGGCAACATACCCCTGTCGGGTATTGGTTGACACAACAGAGTGTTGTATTGTCCGATTGAATACGTTTTGGATATACAAATAGGGGTGACTCCATGGGAAATGCATACATGGCGGCAGATCTTCGCGTGCCTACTTTGATGGACGTTTGGCTGGATTACAAAAGGACGCGGAAGCTAAAACCCGCAACCGAAGCCGATTACAGCAAAAGACTCAGACAGTTGAGTGATTGGTGGGAGACGCCAATCAACGAAATTTCAAAAGGTTTGATTTGTGATCGGCACCAAACTCTCACAGAAAGAAGTCCAAGCCATGCCAATCTGGTATTCAAGGTTCTACGGGCCTTGATGACATATGCCGAAATTAAATACGAAGACCGAGAAGGCGCGCCACTTTTGAAAAGCAATCCCGTAAAATCGCTGTCCAGCTTGCGGGCGTGGAACAAAATCAAGCGGCGGAAAACGATCATCGGAAAGCATCAAATGAAGGCATGGTTTGAAGCCGTCTACAGCCTTGAGAATGTCGTGGTGCGTGATTTCCTTCTGACTCTTCTTCTGACAGGACTACGCCGGCAGGAAGCGGCATTGCTGACGTGGGACCGCATTGATCTGATTGGTCGCCGGATTCTCATTCCCGATACAAAAAACGGAGACGATCACGAACTTCCGATTCCCAACTACTTATATAGAGTCCTTTCCGAGCGAAACCTTGGCAAGCGAAGCTCAAATCCCTACGTTTTTCCTGGAAGGGTGGCCGGGAAATCACTGTGCAATAGCAACAAGTCCTATCAGCACGTGATTGAAAGATCGGGCGTCCAGTTCTGTTTGCACGATTTGAGACGCGGATTTGCCACGACAGCCAGAAGCGCCGGGATAGACAAGGACTATATTAAGCGCCTCTTAAATCACAAGAGCCAAGACGTGACGGACGGCTACATCATCATGTCAGTAGAAGATCTCCGCAAACCTATGCAGCTCATAGAAGATTGCATATTGGAGGCTGCTGGGTTAGGATTTTAAGTAACTAGAGGTCACCCTCGCTTAGGCAATGGTGGCCGCTGATCCCGAGTAGCGCAGTGGTAGCGCAGGTGACTGTTAATCGGGTCAGCGGATGCATCAAGACCAGCGAAGAATCCAGCTTTAACGCGGGTGACTGCCATGAAACGAGTTCGAACCAAACCTATAGATCCGTTTATCCAATGGCTTATGGATGAGCGGGGGTTTAAGCATTTAAGCGAGGCGGCGGCGGATGTTCAAATCAATCCGAATGCACTCACTGTATATGCGGACAGGGGTGTTCAAAACTTCAAGGCGATGCTCCGGCTTGCGAGGCAATTCAAGGTACCTATAGAAAAGGTACCGGTATACCTATCTACCTATATAGAAACGCTCAATGAAGCGGATCTAACGCCGTAGTCACCCCGAATTTAGTTGCGGTGACACAACACTCTGTTGTATTATTTCCGAGTTGAAAGCGTAACGCGTTAACACGCACCACATACGGTGCATATACCGCAAAAGCGTTATAGACAAAAGGCATCTAATGAAACACTAACAGTTGGCTCGCAGAGCCAATTGTAGTGCCGTGGAAATACAAATAATCGCTCGACGGAAGTCGCGAAATCCCGGAAAGGGGCCCTAAACCAGCCCCGTTCCACGGTTTTTTGATGCGTTCAAGGGTTGTGCTTAGGCGCAGCCCTGGTAAGCGCGGGCTTAGAGCAAAAGAAAAAAACGCCTTGACTCACATCGTCCGGGAAGTGCCTCGTGGCACGCGGAAATTAAGTGGTTAGGTTCCACCCGGACGATCTGAGTTTAAGGACTTTGGAGAAATTATGCCCCGTAAGAAAAAAGCTGACACAAAGGAAGAGGCACCTGTCGCGGAAGAATTCATTCCCGATGCCTTCGTAATTCGAACCACGACGAGCGATGGAAAAGCTTATGGCGGTTTCCAATGGCCGATGACTGTCGGAACTGTTGTTGAATGCCCTGACTGGAAGCCAATCGCCGCTTGTGGCTACGGATTCCACGGCAACCTTGACGGAGTTGGTGACTGGGGACTCTTGAGCGGCGCTCACGATGCGCTTTGGTGGATCGTTGGTGTTAAACGCTCCGAGTGTATTGATTTGTCCGGCAAGGTCAAATTCCCTCGCGGCAAAATCATCTATATAGGTAGCATCAACGGTGCTCTTTGTCAGATCACAAAAGAATGGCGCCGAATAGTTGATGAAGCTTGCAAGGCTGCGACGGAGTCGCAGGCGAAGCAAGACTTCGCACATGCATCGACAGCCGGACAAGAGGCACATGCATCGACAGCCGGACAAGAGGCACATGCATCGACAGCCGGACAAGAGGCACA